CCCGCACGGGTCGTAGAACGCTGCGATGCGGATGTAGGGCGTCAGGCTGGCCTCGGAACCCTTGCGTTCGGCGTACCGCTCGGACACGCCGCGACGGGTAGAGGCCACGAGCTGTCCGGTCGCGGCCTCAGCACCTAGCGTGTACAGGTGCGCGGCAAGGTACTTCTCGATGACGGGCAGCTTGTCGGCGGGCAACGCGGCGCACTTGCCGACGAGGTAGTTGTCGACCCACAGCGATGCGTCCGTGATGAAGCCCTGGATCTTGGTGGCATCTACCGTGATGCCCAGGATCTCCTGTACCTCAGCCACTTCGACACGGATCGCCATCGCATCTCACGCTGCCGGGCTGGTGCGCGACTCCGCGATCGCCTCGACCTGCGGGCGGGTGAAGTAGCCGCCCGTCCCCTCGGGCTCGACGCCGCGGAAGTCGTCCTCGGTCAGCCCGACCTTGTCGGCGTACTTCAGCGTGCCCTCGGCCATGCGGAACTGGCGTAGGCCGATGTCAGCGCCGGGCGCGAACGCACGGCGGCCGAGGCCGTCCATCTCCGACGCGGTCAGCGGGCGGGCCTTGTTGAGCAAGCCACCCCTGCCGGCCAGTGTCTGCTCGACCTGTCGCGCGGTCGGGCGGAACCGATGACCGATCCCGATTGCGCCGGACCGACCCGGCTTCTTGCCCAGCCCCGGCAGGTGATGCTTGCCGTCCACGATTTCCCACACCTGATCCGACACGGGCTCGCGGGACTCGTACTCGATCACGCCCATCGCGCGGTTCTTCTCGATACTCCGCGCGTGCTCGATCTTGCGATCTTCCGCGGTCAACGTTGGCATCGTTGTTCCTCAGCTCAGGTGCGCGATTCCGGCCGCCGTCGTGAGCGCCGGCAACACACCGGCAGACAGCGGCGCGCGGGCGTTCGCGCACTTGAGCGCAAACGTGCCGACCGTCAGGATGATCCAGTTCGAGGCGAGCCCGCCGAACTCGTCCCACGTGACGACCGTGAGCTCCTGACCGAGCGGGTACTCGACCACCGAGCGCGTCATCTGGACGAGGACCGCATTATCGGCCGGCAGTGTGCCGCTGACCTTGATGGCGGTGATGCCCTGAATCGCGAGGATCCGCTCGCGCAGTGTCCGCTCGGACTCGGCCTTGTAGTCCTCCTCCAGCACTGCCGCCCATGTACTCGGGACGTACAGGATGTAGGGGCCGGTGAAGCCATCGTCCTGGAGTGCCTGCCATGCGTTCAGGACGTCGGTCACGGCGCCCGCAATGGAGCCAGCGGTCAGGCTGTCCCATGCGGTCCCGATCGTGATCGACGTGCGACAGGAGAACGTCGTGTAGCCCTCAAGCGCGTTGCCGTTGAGCACGATCTCGGGCGCACCGTTGAACAGCGTGTCCTCGGCCGACTCCGCGACGGACCGCGTATGCTCCTCGATGTTCGACAGGTCGACCGACTGGCCCATGCCACGACCGGCCGCCAACTGCCGCGCATCCATGCGGAACTGCGACGAGATCACGGGCACCGGGATGACTGTCCGGCTGAACGTGACCAGATCGCGATCGCCGTGATCGAGGATCGACATGCTGCGTGTCGCCTTGCCGACCGGCGCGATCTTGTCGTAGCCGTACTCGGTCGTGCCGACGCCATTGTCCAGCGACTTGCGCATGCCGGAGAGGTCGGCCACGCCGATCAGGTCGCGGCGGGCCACACGGACCAGCGCCTCGTCGATCTCGCGTGTCGAGTCCTCGCGTAGCGTGTTGTTCTCCGCGTAGAACTGCCACATCTCGCGCCGGTTGCGTACCGCGTCGTCATGCCTCAGAAACCGCAGCGCGCCCGCCGGAATCGAGTCAAGGCCGTTCGCAGATCGAATTGCCATTGTTTCAGCCTCCCTCAGAGTCCGATCGGGGCGATGACGACCTCGACCCGCCCGACAGTTCCTGACAGGTCCGACGCGCGTTGCGCCTGACCGATGCGATAGCCGCTGTTCCCCAGCCGAACGAGCCCGTCGCCAGCGCTTTCCACCCATTCGCCGGCCAGGATCGTATCCGCCGTGCGACAGTTGATGACGTCACCCAGCCCCGGAAACAGGACCGTGACCGTGTCGCCCGCCGCGATGTCGTTGTCGACGCCGCCGACCGTCCCGCTGGCCGTGTTCTCGTGCTGCTCTCGCACGAACATCGGCAGCGCGGCGCCGCCGGCCACTGCATGCTTCTCGACCGCGCCCGCGTCGGAGGCCGACCGCTGGACGAGCATCCCCGGACCCAGCGCAACCTCCGCCGTGAAGTCCTGCTCACGGGCGTTGCCGCGCAGATTGATCGTGTTGCGCGTTGCCATCAGTTGGCCTCCTTCGGAGCGGCGAAGATCGACTGCGGTGTCCAGCTCAACGAAGCCGTGCCGGTGCGCGGACCGCCGCGGGCCGTGAAGTCCTGACGGCGGAACACGGTGCCGTGCAGCTTGCGGATCTCACCGATCTTCATGGCGCGGATGTCATCATCCGAATACTGCGTGTTGCCATTGAAGATCAGCTCCTCGACCAGCCGCATCCGCTCCTCCTTCTCGGCGAGAAGCGCGGTCCGTGTCTCGGCCTCCAGCGACTCCTTCTGCTGCCGGAGTTCGACGATGCGACGCTGGAGGATCGCAACCTCCTCGGGGTCATCGCTCGTCGTGGTCGCCGCAGGCGCCGACTTGTTCGCCGCTGCGTGCATGGCCTTGATGCTGTCGTCGGACAGCTTCGCCAGGTCGTCCTTGCAAAGCCCGTTCGCGACGAGGCTGGCAATCATCTGATCTCGATTCATCGACTCATCCTCCTTGGGATCGCCCGCCTCGGGCGTGGGTACGGCGTTGTCGGTGTGTTTGCGGAGCAGTGCGGATACGTGGTCGGTGATCTGCTTCAGCCAGCCGGGCTGGGGATCGTCCATGGCGCCCGCTCCCGCGTACTCAGCGACCGTACAGTCACCGGAGTGGTTGACCCCCAGCCCGCAGCCGTCCTTGATCGAACACGCACCGGTCGCCGTCGCGAAGATCGCGAGATGATCGAAACCGGCCGGGCGGATGATGCGGTCGTAGTCGCGGCCATTGTGCGCGCCCTTCGTTTCCTCGATCGACACGGGGAAGCCGGTCGACAGCTCGGTCGGCTCGCCCTTCTCCAGCTTCGCGAGGATCACCTTCAGGTCGGCAATCGCCTCGGCGCGGGCGGCGTCAATGAACACGTCGCCCCGCAGTTCGTCGCCCTCGGCGCGCACGTTCAGCAGGAAGCCGGCACCGCTTGCGTTCAGGATGCCGCGGTCGCGTCCGCTTACCGGCTGGCCACGCTTCTCCGGATGCAGCGTCAGGACCGGCGCCATGTTGGCGGCTGCAGCCCATGCCGGCGTGATGGCGTCAGCGGGCAGGTACGTGCGGCCGAGATTGTTTTGCAGGACTTGCGACTTGACGAGCACGGCGGGGAACACGCGATGCGGCCGGCCCATGAACTCATCGTCACGGCCCGCCCCGATCGCCTGTACTGCAAAGTCTACGCGCTCCATGGATGGAAGGTGCGCGGCAGTGCGTAGGCTACTGTACTAGCGTTTTGCTAACGGTTCGCGGATTGTGGACAGCTACGCGGCTGACTTGTGGTGCCGAATGTACCAGCTCATGATGCGCCACCTTGGCGGACCACTGCCCGGCAGGCGCCTTGCAATGCGGACGACATACTGGCGGATCGTACCGTAGGATAGATCGAGTTCGCGCGCAATCGCCTTGTCGCTCAACCCTTCCGCGATGAGCGCGGCGACCTCGGTCTGGCGTGGCGAAAGCTGTGTCATAGCACACCAGCCAGACCCGGAAACACGAGCCCGACGCCGCACCTGCAATTCGGCTCGATCGGCGGGTCGAGGAACGGGCCGAGCGGCGTGCGGAACGGCTCGTCCAGCCCGACGCCGTCCGGGTTCATGCCCGGTACCGCCGCATGGGTTTCGCGCAATCTGTCGTCTGGCGTCACGATGAACATCCTGCGCGCTGTCGCCGGCAATACGCCCTCGCGGGTGGCCTGTCGCCACGATACCCGCTGGCCGTGGTGGCTCGCCCGCAGTGTCTCGGTCCTCGCGATGTTCAACGCGCGTCGGTTGCGCAAGCTCTCGGCATACCGGCGCTCCATACGCGAAATGAACGCCTCGTCTATCGTGCCTTCCCGGATGCGCTTGCGAATCTGCGCCTTCTCGACGGCGGACAGTCGGCGGGTGTGGGTGAACCGGCCGACTTCCAGTTCACGACGCAGGTTGAGCGGCGCATTGGCCCAGTTCGGCGGCAGCCCGACGACTTCACGGATGGCACGCGCCTGCTGTTCGACCGTCAGCCCGACCTCGTTGCCGAGTGCCACGACAATGCGTATCGCCTCGCGCACGTCCTCACCGACCGCGACCACAAGTTCCGCCGTCTGCGTGCGAGCAAACATGACCACGTTCGGATCAAAGGCGTTGAAGCGAAACGCCAGCCCGCTCGCATCGCTCAGGATCTCGGCACTCGCGCGCCCGGTCGCTGCCGCCGTGTTGGCCAACGCACGGCGTAATGTTTCGTCCGTGCCAATGAAGCCTTCCAACCGGCCGGCGCCAGCAGCGCCCGCGATTAGGTTGAGGTTGCCGGACGCAATCGCAGACAGCAGGTCGGCCTCGTCAATGTGCGCAATCAGCCGCTCAATCGACCGCAGGAACGCCGCAGCCACGGCCGGCTCGAACCTGGACGCGATCCGTTGCGCAATCGTGTAGAACCGCGAGCGTGGTCGGCCGGACTTCGGCGGTAGCTGCTGGACGGCGAGGGCGGTCATGGCACGTACCCGGCACGGCGAGTGCCCGGCCTGCAACGGCACGGCATACTCGGACCCGCGCAGTCTGGCGCACAGCCTCGCTCGTTGCCGACATGGGCCGACCACGGCTTGCCGACATGGTACTCGCACGACCAGCCCGAGCCCAGACATTCGGGACACTCGACGTTCGGCGGGCCGAGTGATTGCTCGACGGTCAGGAGGGCAGTCACGGGCGGATGTCGCGCTTCGGAACCAGCCCGACAGAATACAGCTTACCCGGCCGGAGTATCGTCACATCGCCTTGCTGTGTCCGCTCGACCACTTCGTACGCGAGGTTCATCTCGTATTCATTCGCATCGATGGACGGTCCCACTAGGGGGACGCCCTCGGTCCGGCTTCGCCACGCCACGAACGGAACTGCCAGTAGCGTGAGCGCCGACCCGAGAAATGACTTTCTGTCCATCGCTCCCCTCACTTGCCACACAGTGGGCACGGCTCGCCCGAGTCAGCCTCGTACATGCCGGCTATCGACGTGGTGTCACGTGCAACACGGACCGCCTCGTCCGGCTGCACACCTTCGGCAATCAGCGCCGCCTTGAGTGCGGTAAACGCTTTGGCCCACGCCAGCGCGTTCTGGCCGAGCGCGGCGAGCTGTTCCGGATTCATGCGGCTTCGTCCATTTCGCCGCCCGTATCGGCCGGCGGTTCGTCCGTTTCCTCGCCCGGCTTCGGTGGCAGATTCGCATACGGTGACGGATCGTCGGCCGTGCGAGGGATCAGCCACACATTACGATCTTCGTCGACCTCAACCGACAGCGTCGGGTCGCCACCAATTGGAGTAAGAGCGGCGGCGGCCTGCGCCCGCTTCAGGTTGGCCTCCGCGACGTCGAGTTCCGGCACCTGGAACAGCGTCGGCCATACAACGTCATAGCCTTCCTCCCCCGGACGGGTCAGCCCTTTGCGAGCGACCAGCCGGTCCAGGAACGGACGCAGCGCCCGCGGCTCGGCGTGGTTCTTCTGGCGTTCGGCAATGCTGCCAAGGTAGGACTTCTGGTCCTCGGTCGATGACCGCTCGCCGGTTTCGCTCCCGAACAACATGCGCTTGGGGATGCCGCACCCGGCCGAGATGCGGGTCATGTACAGATCGGCCGCGGCCTCCGGGTTCGGCTCCGACTCGGCCAGCCGCTTGAGCTCGATGTCCTGCCCGTAGAACGTGCGGCGCAGGTCGTGGTACAATTCCTTGAGCGCCGTGTCCAGTTCTTCCAGTTCCGCATCCGTGATGCTCGCCTGCTCACGCTTGGCGCCGATCACGGCTTGCAGGATCCCCGCAACGCGCTGCCAGAACGCCTCGGCCGTCGATGTGCTGATCTTCTGGAGGTCGTGGAGGTCGTTGTAGATCCGCAGTAACGCCGGGCGGCCGTAGACCTCATCGTCAAGCAGGCCCTCCGCGATATGCAGGCAGTGCGACCAGTGGACCTCCAACGTGCCGGGCCGGTTGCGCATGAAGCCAGTGACGCCGCTCGCGAGGTCGATCTTGTATGTCAGCGGCAGGCCGAACCGCGGATCGGAGCCATCCTCGACCCATGACTCGATCGTCGCGTGTGCCTCGCTGTACGGCGCAAGGAACAGCACGTCGTCAGGACCACGCAGGTTGCGCATCGGCTGCTTCAGCACGTCGTCGGTCGCGCCCGTTCCAATCAGAACGACGGAGTAGCGGCCAATGCGTGCCAGCCGGTCGGCTCGCTCGAACATCGACCACACGCCGAGCCGGTCGACCAGGGTAGCGACCGCCTCGGTGAACGGCGTCCCGTCCGGCTTGTCCGGCTCGCTGATCTCTGGCGGCGCGCGCCACGTCGTTTCCGCTACCATGTCGACAATCTGCCCGGCGATCGGGTCGCGCTCGTACACAGAACGGAAGTTCTTGTAAGTGGGACTTTCGAGATACCCGCCGACTTCAAATATCTTTCGCTGGCCGCCATATTGCAGACCGTGCTGCGCCGCGACACGTTGGCGGACCAGCGTCTCGATCTCGTTCAGGATGATCTGATGGCCGCGGTTCGCTACCGCTACGCCGTCGGTCTCGCTCATGCGGCCTCCTCGAAGCAGCCCAGCCATTCGCAATCCGGCTCGCCCAGCATGTCCCGCGTTCGGCCGGACATGCTGCGGACCCGATCCATCATTCTACGGCTTACCGTGTCCTTTTTCCACACCCGCCAGTGACTGTCGCCGCTATTCCATACCCGCGTCGGCTGGTGCTCGACCGATTCGGCGAAGTGCGGCTGCTTGTCCATCGGTATCCCGCAGAGGATGACCGTCGTGCATTTCAGGTGGTCCAGCGCGACTGTCACACCGAGCAAGCCGCTGGAACCGCCGCCCCACGGCTGGATGTTGTGGTCGACCTTCTTCTGGCGCGAGCCCCACGTTTCGTACTGGCCGGGATGGCCGTGCTTGCGTCGGATCTGCTGCCACTTCGGTAGCTTCTCCGCGTGCAGGCTACACCAGTGATCCAGCCGGCGAGGCCAGACGCAGCCCACGTCGTTGACCGCGATCACGAGCCCGTTCCACGGCCGGCCGAGCATGGCTTCCAGTCGCCTCACGTCGTCCCAGACGCACTTGGCGCCGCCAAGGATGATGGCGCGAGTATCGTCAAAGTCACCCGGTCGCCATCCCGCAGAAATGTCCGCAACCGATACGGCGCCACGATCTCCAGGTAGCGGGTCCGGGTCCGCGGATGGCGCACGACGAACACGTTGTGGCTGCTGCTGTCGGTAGCGCGCAGCTCGGCGAGCCACATCATGAGCGGGCCGAGTGGGTTCTGTAGATCGATGGCGGCCCCCGGTGGCCCGAGCGACCGGATCGCCGCGGTGAGGTCTGCGACCGACAGGTTCAACGTCCCCGGATACGGCGACCAGCCCGTTACGTCGCGGATCTCGGCCATTCGGTTGCGCGACGGGTCGAGGAACGCCTTGCTCGCCATCCCGCTCCCGCTTTGGATCGTCCCCTCGATCATCGGGCACTCTTTTCGTCGTGCAGCGCCAGACCTCGCGGTGCGGCCTGTGCAGCGCGGGTCCGATGTGCTCGACGTGGAAGAAGTTGGACGCCGCGTTCCAGATGCTGTCGCGGTCGTAATCGAAGCGCCCCTTGGCTCGGTCGCGCGCAATCGGGTCGGCCGTGCTGACCGGGCCTTCCCACAGTAGAACGCCCCGCGTCTGCTGCCAGAGCCACCGCCAGATGGGTAGATGCTGCCCGACCTCGCCGTAGACGTGATGGTACAGGCTGAAGCAGAACACGAGGTCGAACTCTCCGAGGTCCGGCCATTCCTTGCCGACCGACAGCGAGCGGAACTCGCAGCCGCGCCAGCCCTGTTGTGTGTTCCGCTCGGCAAGGTCGATGAACTGCTTGCCGCCGTTGATCCGAACGTCACGGCCGCGGTCGATGCCGAGCACACGGGCCGCGCCCCGGTCGGACGCGAGTTTGCAGAAACCGCCGTGGTCGCAGCCGACATCCAGCACAGACAGCCCGGACAGGTCGTCCGGGATCGGGATGGCGCGCAGCTTGTCGGCCATCCGTTTCGCCGTCTGGTAGTCGCCGGCCGTGGCGATCACAGCTCCTCCGCAAACAATGGTGGCTCGCCATCGTATGGCGCTGTCGGGCCGAGGACGTCAACGACGATTCTGTGCACCCGACCCCGTGACGTGTGCGAAGTGTTGGCATCGGCCAGCCACAGCCGACCCGTCCAACGGCAGCCATGAGGATTGTTGCACACGTAACGCCGATATAACGCCGTCAGTCGGAGAGCGGTTTCCTCATCATGGACCGCTGCAGCATACACGCCGGTTGCGCCCGGCTGCAATCTCACATGGTTTACATTCACGCGGGCGGCATTCGCCAATCTGTCTACCTCCCTCCACCCTGCCCGGATCTCCTCCCTGCTGTAGACAGAGGCCATCCACTCTTTGCCGTACCGGTCGATCCACGCAACGGACTTCCGTCCGTGGCTCTCCGTGACCACCGTCATGCCGCCCCGCCCCCGATCCAGCCAGCAACACGAGCCCATTCCCGTGTCGGAATCATCAGCACCCTGCCGACATCCGGGGCGGGCAAGTTCGCGGCCTCCGCTTCCGTTGGCGTTCGGCCGATGACGAAATCGCCCTCACCCGCCGCCCGAACGTGCCAGACGCCATCAACCTTCTCGGCGGCCAGTTCCGTATTCGCCGCCAGCAATTCTCCGGGCACTACGTCCACTCGCACAAACGTGCTCATGCCGCCTCTCTCGTTCGTCGCTGCACCACAGACCGCCGTCGCTCGGCCGGCCATTTCCGTTCCAGCAGTTTACGATTGCTCGCCGGCCATTTCAGCCGCTTGCCCTCGCGCCGATGCCAGACGACGCCGGTCGTGAAGCGGAACCGCGCCCCGGCCTCGTAGACGCGCCAGAGCCAGTCGTTATCCTCGCAGCCGCCGCCCTGCCTGTACTCCTCATCGAAGCCGCCAGCACGCAGCCAGAGCGAGCGGGAGAGCATGACCAGGAAGTTGAGGCCGCCGCCCGGTGGCAAAGCGGCATCGCTCATTGTCTGGCCCAGCTCGGGTCCGGCCAGCCATACGGCCGTCCGCTGCGGTCCGGCATGCCGGCAGCAGGCAATCACGTAGTCGTCCTCATGCTTCAGCAGGTTCAGCATCTCGTGCAGGATCGGCTGCCGGTGCTGGATCTCTGGCGCGGTCAGAACAATGATGTCGCGCGTCGATGCGTTGACGGCGCAGTTGAGCGGGACGCAGGGATTCAACGCATGCGACTTCGGCGGCAGGCGTGTCAGGATAGCGGCAGCCGGCACGATAGCGGGCGGGACCGAGCCGTCGTCGGCAATGCTATACTCGATGTCGAGGTCCGGGTACAGGCGCGCGTGCTCCGCGAACATCTCGGCCAGCATCTGCGGGCGGTCAAAGTACGGGACGCAGATGGAGATCATGAGTTTGGCACCTCGATCGACGGCCGCTTCGACTGCGGCAGCCGTGGGGGTGGTGCCGCTGCCGCGGGTGCGCCGGACCAGCGCAGTCGCTTGCCGCCATCTCCGAGAGCGCCATGGGGGCCCGCGTGGCCCGCCTCAAGTATGCACTCGAAGGTGTGGCCGGTCCCATTGCCGTTATCGATGTTCAGGAATGCACCCTTACACCGGCGCTCGTTCATGCGGAGGAGGGCCGCCGCGCCACAACCGAACCGAGCGCATTTTTCCAGTTCCTGGCAATCGATGCAGGCCGGAACGCATGCCCTCCCTAGCGAATCCTTCACGGGCGAGGCACTCATACGAAGTTGACGTGTGTCGGTTCGTGCAACAGCGCCTTGATCGCGTGATTCTGCCCCAAAAACTGACAGAAGCGGCAACCGCGTGCGTCGAACGGCTCGTAGGCAAGCATCGCGTCCTTGAATCGCTGGTCCTTGAGGCTGCCGACCTTGCCCGCCTCCGTGTACGCCGTGTTGCAGCAGCGGTAGACGAACAGGTCGCCACCAATGTAGACCGTCAGGTATTGGTAGTGACAGTCCGGGTCCGTGGGCCGGCCGTGTTCGAGGTCGCCCAGACGGCGGCCGAACAAATCCACCAGCTCGAAGCCGTTGCCCTCAATCCGCGACTTGGCGTTATCGATCACGCCGCATATCTCCGGGATCAGGTCGCCGTAGAACGACGTGCCGGCCGTGCTGAACACGGCACCGACCCGCATGTTCTTGGCGCCCGCGTCCTTCGCCATCTGCGCCGCAACCGCGATGCCTTTGTAGTTCTCCGGCGTGACCACGAATCCGACGCCCAGCGTGCCCGTGTACGTCTCCGCCAGCGCCGCTATGTTCGCCCACACCTTCATCCAATGGCCGACCGGCACGCGACGGACCTTGCTGTACGTCAGCGGGTCGCCAGCGTCGACACTCACCCGAACCCACGTCATACGCTGAAACGCCTCGTGCTTCGGCTGCATCTTGATGCCGTTTGTGACGAGCGCGGTTTCGATGCCAAGGTTCTGGGCGTGGACGAAAATGTCGCGATGCTGCGGGTGTACAGTCGGCTCACCGCCGCCCGTGAACTGGAGCGCCACGACGCCCATCTCAGCGCAGTCGTCCACGATCTCGATTGCCTTCTCAGCGGGTATCATGCGGTGAGGGTTGGCCCGGCCCGCCTCATCGGCGAATAGCTCGTTGGACAGGCCGGCCGACATGCGATACGCGCAGAACGAGCAATCGTGGTTGCACAGGTCCGACAGGATCAACTGCACGTGAATCGGCTTGGGGCGGATGCCCATTTTCAGGTCCGCCAGTCGGTCCGGGTGCCACGCCGGCTTGAGCTGCGAATAGATGTCGCTCACGCTGCCTCCCTCATTTCGCCCTCGCCGAAGTGGTACGCCACCGTGCCGTGGTAGGTGTGGTGCAGGATCCCGCGTTCACGCAGCAGCCGAAACAGTCGGCGGTCGCCATATTCCTTGATGCGGTCAAACGTGCCGGCGTGCAGGTTGCCCTCGGGGTACAGGCCGGCATCGATCACGGCTCGGCGGCTGACCATAACCGGCTGGTGAGCACCGCCCGGCGTCAGGCGGTCGGCCCTTAGAGCAATAGCATGGGCCGCGAAGCCACGCGCATCGAACGTCGCCAGCGTGTGGCCGTAAGCGCCACGGACCGCGCCAGTGCCGCCGCCGAGCCGGGCAGGGAACACGCCGTGTACGCCGCCAGGCTCGACCGTCAGCGCACTCAGCGCGATGCCGGAGTGCCACTTGCTGCGCAGCACGCCCAACCAGCCGGGCGACATGACGTGGTCGCTGCTCAACAGGACGAGGCAGTCGTGTCGCGCTTCCGTGATGGCCCGGTTCCAGCCCTGATAGACGCGTCGGATGTATTCCGGCTTGCCGATGCCCAGCTTCTCCAGTTCCGGGCGGCTCAGGCGCGGGTTGGTCTGGACAACATGCGGAATGCTCTCGGCCTCCAGGAACGCAAGCACTTCGTCGGTCGCGTCATTGGCGATGATCTGGAACTCGGCCTCGCCGGTCGCCAGCTCCGGACACGTTGCGCGCAGATTGTCCCACAGGTGGCGAGCGTGGCGGACGCTGGCGTAGACGAGCGCCGCGATGCTGGTCATGACAGGTACTCCAGCCATGTCGCCTTCGCGGTGTGTCGGTCCCAGCCGCGGTCAAGCACGTCGCTTCGCGGGTCCGGTCGCGGCGTGAACTCGCGGTCTGGATGGCCAACGTTCACGACCGGCAGGTTCGTGGACATGGCCTCCCACTCGAAGATGACGTACGGCCTGAGTCTGGACGTGAACAGCGCGAAGTCGCACATCCGCATCATCTCCGCGATCCGGTCCTGTCGCTCGCCCGCCACGGTGACGCCGCGGAACCCGTGTTTCTGCTGGTCGCGCGGTCGTTTGAACACGATCACCCACCATGTCGCGGGATGATCCTTGGCGTACCGGACCATCAGGTCCCAGCCCTTCATGGGGTGCGCGTTGCCGCCCCAGAATCCGAGCCGAACGTCCTGCGGTATGTTGTACCGCTCGCGGATCTCGGCGCGCTCGAAACCATGTTGGGCCGGCCGCCACAGGTCCGTGTCAACGCCGATCGGCAGCACGTCCACCGGACCGTGCGCCGAGAAGTCATCGACCATCAGTGGGCTCGCGACCGTCCGGCGTCCACACACGGCAGCCGCGCCGTTGAGCTTGCGTATCTGCGCCCGGTAGTCGGCGCGGGCCAGCTTCGCGACCTCACGCTGCATCTCCGTGTGTTGCTCCCACAGCAGCGCAACCGTTCGTGCGCCGTCCCTTGCTGGCGGTCCGAGTAAGCCGTAGTGCAGCACGTGGTCCGCCGCCGCGACCGGCTGGGTATCGGCCCGTACAGCGCCCGGAAACTCGCGCTCGGCCCAACACCAGAACGTGTCATCGCCCAGACTACTCCAGTTCTGCGCCCGAAGGTGGATCACCCGAGGGTATGCTTGCGGGTTGCCAGCAAGTACCCGGCACACGCGCCGAACGCCAACGATGCAGCCCCGAGTACGACGACCCAGAACATCATGCTACCTCCTCTGCGAATGCGGGTGGGCCGGAACAACGGTCTCGGCCCGGAGGATGTTTGGATGATTCTCGGCCAACGGCCGACAGCGGCTGCATAGGAATACGTCCCTGACCGGGCCAGTGCGCGGTATGATACGGACACGTTCCTCGGTGGGCTCACCAGCGCACCAATCACACAAAACGCTCTCTTTCTTTGTCGTCATAGAACTACCTTCTCCTCTGCGAATGCGAGTGAACTCCATTCCTTGTGCGCCCATCCTGCTGCCGAAGTGTTGAACCGGGGCCGACCGTGGCCGCATACCAACCGCGCGCCTTCTGGCGGACCCGCCTTCGCGTCGGCCTTGTAGCTGACGAGCTGGCCGGGATAGAGCGATTGCAGGCGGTCCGCTTTCGGAACATGCGCCGCGATCCATTCGCCATCGCCACGGTACCGGCGCATGTTGCCCTCGGGGTTGGCCACGAACCGTTCCCATAGCTGCCACGATACCGGGCCGGGCGTGAACGCCATCACTCCGGACTGTAACGGGGCACGCTCACCCAACTTGCGGCTCTTGTAGAAGTCGCTGATGCCCGCGAACTCGCCACGGTACGACGCGATGTCGCTCATGTCGCCCACCGGCAGCGTGTCCAGGTCCATATACAGCACGGGACCGGGGAAGATGCCGGGCCGGAATACGTCGAGCTTCGACCACCATTTCGGCCAGTCGTACAGCGGGCGGATGCGCCATGCCGTGAGTGCTTCGACATGCGTGATGCAGCGGAACTCAAACGGCACGCCGATGTGCCGGTTGCACGCCCGCTTGAGCGCCCAGACCCATGACGCATCGAAGTCGCCGCCGGGGCGCAGGACGCAGACGACGGTCAGCGGCGCGTCAGCCAAAGATCAGCCTCCGTCCGGGCTTGATGAGCGGTGCAAGCGCGTACCGGCTCGCGTCGATGCAGTGGTTATGTCGGTCCTCGATGTCGGGCAGGATGTCGCCCGTGTGCTTGTCGACCTTGTAGCTGTACAGCCGGCATTCCTCGGCAGTGTGAGCGCAACGCGGATGCACGATGATCTTGTCGTAGCTGCGAAGGTGCGCGATGCCGTCCTCAACCGAACCCTGCCACTTCTTGACGCCTTCGAGTCGCGGCACACCATGGCGGCGCAGGTAATCGTTCGTGCCGGGCTCGGCCGACTCGCAGCGGACGACGTAGCGGGCGAATCCGGGCACGTCCTGCGCCCACTGCTGCGCTGTGCGGTCGATGCCGAGCTTGACGTGGTAGCTCTCGTACTCGACGTACAGGCAGCGCTTGCCCCATTTCGGATGCGGGCCGATCCACAGACGGACCAGCGTGCGCGGATCCATCGCGAAGCCGTGGTCGGCGCCATGGTACGGACCGTCCCACTGGTAGTCGAGCGTCGGGAACCGGCTCGCGTTGGGAACCTCGACGTACGGCACGTCGAATTCCTCGACGACGTACTTGCCGGCCAGAACCTTGGCGTCCGACTTGATGTCGTAGCCGCCAAGCCAGATGTGCTCATAAGCGTCGGAGTCGAGCGCCTGCATCCTCGCGGCTTCGTCGAGCGTGGTCTGCGGGCAGAACGGATTATCGCGGTAGTTGGTATGGACGACCGTTGCGTTCGCCGGGCGATTGGCGACCAGGAACTTGTCGACCGGGTCATCGGGCTGGTTCGGGTTCCACGAAAACCATATCTCGCTGTCGTCCATTCGGATCGTCGGCAGCAGCAGGTCGAGACTTCGCTGCGACAGTGACTGCGCTTCCTCTACCCATGCCAGCCGGAACCCTTCGAGCGACTTCAGGCTGTCGGCCGTGTGGTCCTGCATGCCCTCGAAGATCATGATGCCGGTGCCGCCACGTCGCCGGATCTCCGTTGTCAGGATCGTGAATTGGTCCTGTACGCCAAGGCCGCGGATCTTGGATTCGATGAGCGCCTTGGCAGAAAACTTGAGCGACCGCTGGACCTCGCGAATGCAGACGAACCGCAGCTCGGGATCCCTGACCATGGCGAGGACGGCCCGCTCGGCAAACCAGTGCGACTTGCCCGAACCGCGTCCGCCTTTCGCGCCCTTGTACCGGGCGGGGTGACGCAGCGGCAGTGCCCACCGCGCGATCTCAAGTTCCAGCTCTACCGTTGGCACCGTTGCCGTTCATGGCATGCGAGATCCGGTTCTTGGGGTCCACGATCGTTTCCTTGACCACGACCTCCAGAACACCCGACAGACTGCCCACAATGTCGACCTTGTCCGAGAATCCGCCTGTATGCTTGGCCAGAATCTTGAGTGCAGCCACGGCGTCCTTCGCATTGAAGGTCCAGACGGATTTGCCATCGTCCATCAGTTGCATGCGGTTCTCGCCGTGACCGACCATGACTGGGGCTCGCTGCATGCACCGCTCGACGATCTCGACCAGATTTACCACCACGTAATCCTGATCGACCTCGGTCCGGCCGGTGCGGTCGACCCTCGCGGCAGCTATCGCCTTGGCGACCTCAACATGGGTCAACAGCCGAGATCCCTGCGCCTCGGCCGTTTTCTCAGAGTATCCGGCGCGGATCGCGGCTTGCTTCGCGTTCAGGTCAAGGAGGTACTCCTCGACGAATCGAGCTTGTCGGACATTCAGGCTCATGGCGCATAAGTAGTGGATCCCGCCGACCTTATCCACCCCCTATGCCGCATGGCGTCCTGCTGACCCGGTGTGGCAGTGGCGATAGGCGGTCGCGAGGTCGATCGCGATACCGCAGAGCTTGTGGCGGACCGACTCCGGCAGCGGCAGTGCATCGATGTGGCGACCGGGCGGCGGTACCGGCTTTGGGTCGGCCCGACGCTCGCCCTTGCGCCGGTGGAACATGCGCTCGACGGCCAGCATTTCGCGTGCGGCACGGTCCACGGCCCTCCGGGTGGCAGGGCTGGCGTGCAGGTCGGCAAGGTCGGCGTTGGCTCGCTTGAGGTAGACGGCCTCGCCCTGGTATTGCCGGCCGGTGTCAGCCATTCAACGACTTTGCCGGCGACGCGAGGTCAGTCATCGGAGAGCAGCGCAGAAACGCTCGCCGAGATTTGCTCGATCTCCTTGGATATCTCAACCGCTGAATCCTCTGCGGCAGCGTTACCACGCCACCCAAGCACCAGGTTGGCGAACGCCTCAGTAGCAATCATCGCAGCCTCTGCAATGGATGGTTCGTCGGCCTTGAACCACGCGGTCTTACGTGGGTTCCGGTAGCCGACGGCCAGCAGTGTACCGGTATAAAACTCTGCCCGGGCCGACTGTCGTTTCGGAACCTGCTGCGAGAAATAGAACATCACTCGATCACCGTAAGCTTCGACGAAGAACCGCGCGGCGTACCACTCGCCATCCTCGAATCGGTAGGCCCGGTCAACCGTTTTCAGGATTTCGCGTTTCATTCTGCCTTCTCCGACTGTTGGCTTGCTGACTCCTCCAATATACGAATCCTGGCCTCCAACGCCTCAACCAGCTCCGCCAGCCGCTCGCAGCGATCCTTCCACTGGTCGCGTTCGGCAATCAGGCGGTCGAGCGCAATGCGGGCAGGCTCGTGGAAGGCGGGTTCGGTGTTCGTGGCCGGCGCTGTGGTGAACGGGTCAGGTATGTATTCCCACGTCGCAGGGTCCATCATGCTGCCGGATTGGATGGACTGGAACGTGTCGCCGCGGTAAGGCTCTCGCTCAGGCTCCCCGCCAGCCTGCACGTCTGCCACCAGCTCGTCCGCGGCACTGTCCGCAACGGCCGCCAATGCTGGCATTTCGCGGCGCAGGCGTTCGGTCGAGAGTGTGCCGGGCGGCCAGCCACCGGGTACGTCTGACGGCACGTTGGCGGCCCGCCGCTGTTGCAGGACACGGATTGTGCGGTCGGACAGGCCGCCAGCCACATCCGCGATCATCATCGCGTAGTTGGCCACGTCGGCGGCCTCCTCAGCGATCGCGTCGGGCACGACGGCACCCCGTAGCTCCTCGACTTCCTCTCGCAGCCGGCCGAACAGGAAGTGCCGGGACTCGACCCTCCAACCTCTTGCGCCGCGTCTGTCATCGTGTCGGCGTAGACGATCCTCCATGAGTCCAGCGAATGCGGCCACCTCAGCGCGCTCCCCGCCCGCCGCTACATCTGACGAGCGGGGACCGTCCAGCGCAGCACGCCAGCGGTGACTCGGGCAGTCTACGTTGCTGCACGGATCGATGCCGCCCCTGAGATTGTAGAGCCGGTGTCGCCCGCAGATCGAGCAGTACCCGTTCCCCACGCAGTCGAAGCGGTCCAGCATTTCCGCGAGCGCGATTTCGGCCGGCGTAGCATCCCGGCACACGGCGCCGACCCACGGCTCCTTCTCCGGCTCGCTCGGCGGATCGATACCCGAATCGAGCGCGAGCCGGACCGTATTCGCCAGCCAGTTGAGCGTGGTACGCATACGGTCGTTGTCCGCCCGCAGCGCGGTCACGATCCCCCATGCGCGCTTTGCACTCGCGTCCGGCTCGGTCGGCTCGGTCGGCTCTGTCGTCAGCGCGGCGAGTTCGGCACGGCAGGCGGCGAGGCGTTTGTCAGCGATGTAGTATCTCAGCAGCCCGCTGCTGGCATCAGCCAGCAACGTCTCGACATCGGCCAGCAGCGCCGTCAGTGCCGGAGCCTCCGCGGCTCGGGCTGGACGGTCGGCATCTGCGGAGCGGAGCGCGGCGGCGTAGTCGCGGAGGGCCTTGAGCACGTCCCAGCCGATACCCTGACCGTGCGACCCGAGGAGGGAGGTCCGGAAACGCTCCGCGAGCTTGTCAACCTGCTCGGCCCGCTCCGCTCTCGCGGCGTTCTCATTTGGCATGGGCCTCCAATGCTTCAGCATGTTCACGCCAGCGCTCGAACGGATGTACCATACTGGCAAAGTCAGGATCAACGGCGGCGTAGAGCTCGTGATATGCCTCGTTCGTGTCGTTCTCAGCCAGTGCATCAGAAGCCTTCACAATCCGACCTCGCAGCCGGTCCCGCTCCTGCTCCGCTTCCGTGAGGCGGCGCTCCATTTCCTCGACGCGCTCGCCGTGTTCTCGCTTCATGATCCGGATTCGATGGGCCACCGGACCCGCGCAGTTGATCTCCGTGGCCGCCTCTGCCAGAGCTTGTTGCGTCTCCGTGAGGCGGCGCACGAGTTCGGACAGAGCATCGTCCATCGATGTGCTGATGTCCTGTGAGCGAATCACGCGCTCCAGTTGCTCCGCGCTCATCCCTTCCAGCTTCTCACGGTCGCTCATGGCTGCCTCACACGGTCGATGGCGGCGTCGATCTTGCTCAGGTTAGCGGTCACGTCATTGCCGAAGTCTACGCCAGCGGTAATCACGTATTGACGGGCAATTTCCAGCACCCCCACCAGCGGGGCGATCTCGGCCTGTACGATCTCGGCGGCGTATCCCATCGCATCGTCGGGGTCGTCGGCTAGTATCGCTGCGATCCGGGCGGTTACGCCCTCGTAGCCTGTCGGTGTGCTCATCCGTTCCATATCTCGACCTCCAATCGGTGGTCCGTGCGTTGCACGACCTGGTGCGGCTTCTCAACGCTGCAATGCGCCGGGTCGTCGTCGTAAAAGTACCCCTTCTCGTCGAACGCGCCCTGCTTCCACTCGACGCGGCCGGTCTGCTTCCACTTGAGCGAATCGATGGCCCACTTGAGGCTGGAACTGGCGTTGTCGTCGTCGCGCTTCTTCGGCAGGTAGAACCGTGACCGGATGACGACCAGCATCGGCACGTCCAGTTCGTGCAACGGCCTCGCCTGCCGAATCGCTCTGGCCCATGCTGCCGCCTTGTATTCGCCGGCCTGACGGTGCAACGCCATGTGGTGACTCTTGCGCCGGTTCGGTGACTCGGGCAGCGGCAGTTCCAGCCGGAACAGCAGGCCCGACTCCCGGCAAACAGGGGCCGGGCTCGGTTCTAAGCCCCCGACTGTGGGCCGTCCGCCTGATGGCTTGCGACGCTGGCGGGGCTTCATGCGATCCTCGTCTGACGGCGCCATTTGTCCCACGCTATGCCGACGGCGCCGCTTCCGGGGAACAGGTCGTCGAACTCATCGCCCGGCAGGATGCCCAGAACCTCGAACAGCCAGAAGCAGAATCCCTCCGGCTTGGCACCCGTAAAGCCGCGGCGCAGCGTGATGCTCTGGGCCACCCAGTCCCTCACGGTCGGCTCGGTCCGGCCGCGGTGCGAGCGTCCGCCGCGAACGATGACCGGCTCCCATGCGTAGCCCGGATTGACGCCCGGCTTGAACGACGCGAAGGGCTTCACCCATGCCATGACCCGAACGTCCGGCGGACACAGCGGCAGGATCAGGCGTAGTGTCGGCGTGTGCAGCGAGTACGCCCAGCCGTCCGGGTAGTCGGCGGACAGGCGTTCGATCAGCGCCCCGTGCGCCTCGATGGCGTCGTATGTCGGGTCGCCGTAGAACTTCTCGGCGAGGCCCAAGTAGGGCGGATCGGCGTAGGCGTACCGGCTCATGCCGCCCCCGGTCGCAGAAGGTCCGCAATGCTTGGCGGGGCAATGCCGCCGGCTGTCAGTTCCTCGACGACGACCGATCGGATGGCGGTCATGGCTTCACCAGTTTTAGCGGCGGCGTGATGCGGGCCAGGACGGCGGTCCGGTACCGGGACTTGACGACCAGTTCCATCGTTCGGCCGCCGATCGGCCCGCCGCCGAAGTCCCTTGACACCTCAGCCGATAGGGCCTCCAGGATCTCGGCTTCGTCCTTGGGGTGCTCTGCCGCCCACTTCTGGATGGCTTGATCTTCGAGGCGGGCACGGCGGGCCGCCTCAGCGTCGGGATCGGTGCCATCGACCCGTGTCAGCGTCCCGGAGCGCTTGGCAGGGCTCCGCGGCAGCTCGACCGTGATCTGCCCGGCCTCCGAGTTGGTCAGGCATTGCTTGTCGTAGGCATCGAGGACGGCGCTCTCGAAGTAGCGCATAGTGCTGATCTGGAAGTGGCGCCCGCTGGGCTGGAACGACCGGGCCCGGTCGTCGAGGGTGGCGCGGATCAGCTCGGCGGGGATCCCACGCTGTAGCCACTCGACGACATGGCTGCGGCTTCCGTGGCTCGTGTCGATCGGCCGGAACCGCTGCTGGTCGATGGCCGGGTTCGCCGCCATGCCGCGGTTGGCGCAGACGACCAACTGACTGACGATATCCTCAACTTCCGCGGTCGGCGGTCGGTCGGTCTGGGGCTCCGAAGCCCCTTGGACTGCTACTGCTTTAGTAGGTGCTTGGCTACTGCTACTGCTACTGACTAGGCTTGGTAAGGGGCTTACCAAGGGGCTTACCAAGGGGCTTTGTGACCCTCGGTTTTCCACAGGTTTCGTTGTTTCGGGAGGCACGGCGGGCCCCCGAGGGGCGACAACATCCGGTGGGCCCGCGACCGGCCAGTCGCGGTACAGGTCGAGGAACTTGCGGACCAGGGGCTTCGAATGCGTATCCCGTAGAATGCGGTCGATCATCTTGGCCCGGTTGTCCCCGGCCTTCAAGGTCTCACCGATCTGGTGACGGGCGGCGCGGTGCACCAGAATCTCCTCGCTCTCGGCATCGTAGGTGACGAACGGGCGTAGCGGGCCGGTCGTCCATTCCACGATGCCCTCGATCGGAAGCTTGGCCTCCTTCGAGGCGTACACGAACGGCAGGAAGTACAAGCCCGCGAGGTTACCGTGCGGACTACTGAAATAGTAGATCAGCAGGTGGCTCAACTCCATCGGAAGGGCCCGGATATCCGGATCCGACCAGTACGTACGTGCCAACCGCGCGTAGCTCGGGCCATCAGCCATCGGACGGCGCACCTCCGTTGTCGGTCCTCAGCCCGCCGTTCGGCCACGAGGATTCTGGGATCAGGACATCAAAGACCGCCTCCTTAACCAGCATCGAGAGGGTGCACGCATCGCCCTGGTTGTAGGTCGACAACCGGAAGTCGAGGTCACGGCGAGCGGCAACCGTGACCTTGAGCTGGATGAACTCGACGTCAAGCCCGAGTAGGCACTTCTCGGCCTGTTCGGTGATGGCCGGGGCCGCCACGATCCCACGGACAGTGTACCAGGTCTCGCCCGGACGCTCGGAGCCGTCGAGCACGTAGGTCTCGAACACACCCTTGTACGCCAATAGCTGGGTGAGCGCGGCTTCGTTGATCGTGTCCCGCTTCAGCTCGATCAGGTAGATAACCGCACCTGACGGCGTGTCGGGCACCGTGGCCAGTACGTCCATGATGCCGCCGTCCGGCAGCCGGACTTGGCGGCAGAGCACCCGCGCCCTCTCGTCTCCAAGAAACAGGCCGATGTGCTCTACCACCCAATCCTCGAAGTCCTTCTCGCTGATCTGCATCTTACCTCGCCCCCTCCATGGGCTCGCCTCTGCCGTTCGTGGACCCTCAGCCTGCGGCCGGTCCTGCCGTGGTGTTCATGCCGCCGACCCTGTTTGACATCCGGTCACACCTTTGCCCCGAATGGCGACCGAATCAGGCGGCTGATAGTTTCGTTGGGTCGCAGACGTTTTAGATTCGAAACAACCCTTACGCGCGTGTGTGTAGGGCCGAATAACAGTTCCACCCCCGGGAATCGTACAAACTGCGCTAAGTCGTTGCTTCATGCGTATATGCGCAAAGGCCGGTTTGACATCGTGTTTGACATTGGGGCCGATTGAAACGCGAAACGGATGTTTCAGGGCGGTCACGCGGCACCGTCCGTGTCAGCGAACAACGGCCCCAGAGCATTCGCGATCCTGCGTTCCGCGATGGCCGCGTATTCCGGTTCCCGCTCGATCCCGATGAACTCGCGGCCTTCCAGAACGCAGGCCATGCCCGTGGTGCCGCTGCCCGCGAACGGGTCCAGCACGAGGTCGCCCGGCTGCGTGACCAGCTTCACGAGCCACCGCATGAGGGCTACGGGCTTCACGGTCGGGTGCGGGTTGCGGAGACGAGTCCGCCCTGCACGCGGATTCCCACGCCCATCGGTCGCCCACTCGTAGGCGTCGTCCTCGAACTTCCCGGCGTCATGGAGCGGCATCCCCGCTAGCCCCCGCTCCCGTTCAGCCCGTGACGCCTTCGCGACGTACAGGAAGCGGGACGCGCCGCCTGAGTCACCGTATTCGATCATAGGCGTGCCCTCCGGCCGACTCTCTCTACCGTAGGCCGCGCCACGATTGCCATTGCGTTCAGCGGCGGACGCTCGCTTGACGGACCCCGTCCCGCTTGTCAGCGTCCCCGTCTGAGCGTCCAGCATTTCGGCAGCGCTCTCGTCCATCGCCACGTTCGGAGGCCACCGGCCGGCGAGCATTGTGCGTTCGATGCTGGCCTGTTGCGCTTGGTGCATCTTCGCGGTATCGCGAGTGGAGATGCAGTATTCGCCCGCTCCGAGTCCCCGTCTGTGCGGGTCGCTCTGCGGGACAGACAGCACGTCGCTTGTCGGTATCCTCCCAGCATCGATGTTCAGCGCCGTAACCGGACCCTTGCGAGCAACGCAGATGAACTCCGCGAACGGCTTCAGCTTGCTCTTGTGCTTCGGAAACCCCGACCCGAATAGCCACGACACGGTATCCTCAATCACGAAGCCCGCGTCCTCGATGGCGCACCAGATCCGGTGATGCGTGCGCGGCGCCCCGAACGCCAGCAACCGGCCGCCCGGCTTCAGCACTTGCAGCGCCAGTTTCCACGTGCGCGGGTCGAACGCTACGCCCGCCCGGTCCCACGCCTTGCCCATGAAGCCAAGCTCATACGGCGGATCGGTGACGATGGCATCCACATGACAGCCGAACCGTTGCATGTACCAGCGACAATCGCCTTGCAGGATGCGGGCGCTGCTCACAGCTTCCCCTCCTGCGCCTGCCGCGACTTGGCCAGCCGACCGAAGTGCTCGCGCTTGAGATAGATCGCGTCCGGTACGTCACGGTCCGCCCATGCGCCCGCGTCCCGGACGGTCTCGATGTCGGTTTCGTCGAGCGTGTACTCGGCCCAGCCGCGGCGTATCCCATGCCAGCCCCGGCGCTTCACATGCGGCACATCGGCGGCCTTCTCGGCGGCCCGCAGCCACTTCTCCATCATCTTGTTCGAGACGGGCGACACCAGCTCCGTGCCGAACACGCCGCCATCAGGGAACCGGCCACCGGGGATCAGCGGGTAGTCGCGTTGCTCGGCCAGCCACCGTTGCTCCAGCGCCCGCAGATACGACGCAACCGCGGCATCGAACACGACCCGCTGGCGATGTGTCAGGAACGTGAGCGCGCGGCCTTGACCCTTGAGAGCCGCCAGATTCGCATGGCCGTACGGCGCCTGCTCTATCGTCGGCGCGACGTCCAGCGGCTCGTCAACCTGGCTGCGTACCGCCCGGTAGAGCGCCGCCGAGCGTGCCCCTGAATCCGCGGCCCAGATCAGCGCGAACTCGAAGCGCCGATCCACGCCGGCCGCCACGGCAATCAGCGCCTCAATCTCGGCCGGCCGGTAGACGGGACGCCGGACCTCATGGCCCTCGCGCACCCGCCGCAGATCCAGCCCGCGCGTCGGGTCGCGCAACGTGTCGTAGCCCGCCTTGTCGCGGAGCCACCGGTGCACGGTCCGAAAGCAGCGCACGTACTTCTCAGCCGTCGGGATCTTGCCGGTCCGGGCCAGCTTGAGCGTCGCGGTCTCGACCTCGCTCGGCAGGATCTGGTTCCACGGCCGCTCGCCCGGCACGTTCAGCATCCAGTAGCGTCTGGCGTTCGTGTGGTGGCGACGGGCGCTCACGCTCACCGGCATGGCCCCGCGGTCCGGATCGTGGAACAGGGCGAATCCCTGCGCGAGCGTGAGCCGTTGCGCGGACAGGCTACCCTCCAGCCGTTCGGCCAGCAGCCGCGTATTCAGCTCCATCGCCTCGCGCGTCACGACCTCGACCGCCCGCGCGTCAACCCGGCCGTGCCGGTCCCGGACCGTCTGGACCGATTCCGCGTAGGGGTAGCGCCGCCGACCGAGCCCCACGTCGAAGTAGCAGAGCTGCACCCGGCCGCCACGCTCGCGCTCACGGACCCGCACGGTCGCGCCGTACTCGCCGACCTGGATCGACCAGCGGCCGGACCGGGATTCGTCCTTTCGGCGCCGCCCCATTTACGACGCTCGCTTCCGCGCAGGTGGCTTCGGCGGCACCGTCGACGGCCGGATCAGATAGCCACCACCCGCAGCAAGTCGCGCCTGCATCCCGGCCCACTCGTGCGGCACGTCCTCGCCATCGGCAATCGCGGCCGCGTGCTTCGACAACGTCGGCTGCGACCAGCCGGTCATGTCCGACGTGGCCGCGCAGGTTTCCCACATTTCCTCAGCGGCCTTGATGCCGAGCCGCATCTCCGACACGCACCAACGGATCAGCAAGACCGGCGTCGACTCTTTGCCCATCGTCTCCGTATACTCGGCGGCCTTGGCGCTCAGTCGGTCCAGCGTTTGCTCGATGGGCGTCGATACCAGCAACACGGCACGGTCACTCACGGCATCGCTCCCCCGGTTCGGTGGCGTCCAGATCGGTGCCGAGCATCTGGCCGAAGTACCAGTCATCATAGTCCTCGCGTTCTCGATCACAGTCCTCACAGCCGTCGCACTGGACCGCGCCGTGGTTGTGGCAGACGCACTGATCGCCGCCGCAGTGGCAATGCATCGTTCCGGTCCCGCCGCACGTCGGCGGTAGCTCGTCCAGCATGGTGAGCAAGTCGTCGTCACTCAGTTCGGCGCCGCACCAGCACGTGAACGGCCCTTCGCCGATGTCGCCGTCGATGTCGATCAGATCAGTCATCCCCGCCCTCTGTGAATCGCGTCGGCCGGGCGGCGAGCCGCAACTCGCGCATTAAGCCCGCGCTCCCCCGAGCGTATCGGGCACCCGGCCTGCACGCGGTCAGCCGGGCGACGAGCGCAACGTCTCGCCCTTAAGCCCCCCGAACCGTCTCGGCTCGACTGTCCCCCTTCGACAGCTACGGGCACCCGGCCTGCACGGTCAGTCATTGGCTTCAGCGGGGAACCGGACATCGACCGCCTGTAGCGGCTCCAACTGTCGGGTCGGCATCAGCAGCGCGCGCCAGCCGTCACCGAAGAACCGGAACGGCTTCTCGCCGCGCTGACTGTGGACGCGCACCACATCGCCCGGCAGACTCTCAAGCAGGTTCGCCAGCCGTCGCCGGTCCAGTGATTGCCCGAACAACCAGCCATGGCGCAACGGCAGCCGTACCGTTTGGATGCAAATGTGCGTCTCGCCACATGCGTGGCACTCCTGCTCTCCGAGATCCTCGTCTTCCTCGATCGGCTCCGGATCACCGGCCCACGTCCGCAGATCCGCGAGACTCACGACCTCGCCGGACGGGTCGTCGTCGATCAGCGAAACAATGAAGTCGGGGGCAGGAATCACGGTCGCGTCGGCCGGCGCTGCTGGTGTGGCCAGCATCCCAAGCCCGTCCGTTCCGACCAGCCAACCGTTGACCGCGAACGGTGCGTTCAGGTAGCTCTTGTAATGCGACGGGTCGGTGTACCGGCTCGCGATGAGCGCGTGCAGGTTGATAGTTGTGGTGCTCATGGCTTCGCCGTACCCTTCGCCGCCTTGCCCTCGCGCGGCTTCTTCGCGACGTGCCATTCCAGGATCTCAACCTTCGCGCCGGTCTCCTCCAGAGCGCGCACGGCCTCGAGCACGGCGCCGAGCTGTTCCAGCGTGCCGGTGAACCGCGCCTTGAACACGCGGGTCTCGGTTCCGAACAGTTCGTCACTCGCCATTGTCCCGCTCCCGCATAAGTGCCTCGACTTCCTCGCTCGTGCGCCGCCGCATCCGCTGACCGCACGCCTTGCATCGAGCCCACCGAGCCGACGTGACCCGCGTACCATGGCCGCACTTCGGGCATGCGCCGCCCATCAGCACGATGATGGCGAACACCAGCGGCGGGCCGTCACGGTGCGCCAGTATGTGGTCAGTCACCGGCGTCCTCGTTCGTCAGTGTGTGCTGGCCGGCAGCTTCCAGCAGCCAGTCGGCCGGACGTTCGGCATCGCCTTGGCTGAGTAGCCCCAGCCGGTCCGCCGCAAGCATCACGTCCGCCGCTGGCACATCATCGTTTCGGCCCATGCGGATACAGCGCAGCGCGAACACGGCCAGCGCCAACCCCCGCTCGTCAGTCAGTCTTGCCATTTCGCATCCTTTCGCGCTTGCGCCTCATTCGTTCGCTGCCCTCAGCCATGCTCGGCAAATACGGCATCCGTGACGCAGGCTCGCACTGGCCGAGTCTGCGGATCTCCCGCCAGCGGTCGGCGTTGTCGCGCCAGTATTGCTCGACCTCTGCCGGCGTCAAAACGCGCTCACGGTCGTCGCTCACGTGGCCTCCGTCATCTTCCGGACCGCTTCAATCGCAGCCGTGAGTGTCGGGTATGCCTCGCGCTCGGGCGGCCATACCTTACCGGGCGGATACCAGTGCCAGCCCATGCCGATGCGCTCAATCTCCCCATGCTCGTCGTGGTACCAGCAGCCGACCGCGTAGGGCTTCCAACCGCCACGGTCGCTCATGCGCTGCCCGCCCTTTCCCGTCGCATGTTGTCCCGCGACCGCTCGGCGGCCAGCTTCCCGCGATGGCGGGCAGCGCTGGAACGGTCGAATGCACGCGGGTTGAACTCGGCACGAAAGGCGTCCAGCGCTTCCAGGTACGAGTCCGCTGCCGGCCCTACCGCGCCGCAGTGGAAACAGCGGTACGCCTTCCGGGGACCTGCAACGCCGGTCGGATCGACCGCGCTGTGCCGGCATGGCTGCTCCTCACGCATCAGAACGGCATGTCGTCTTCAGGGCTCTCGCCGTTCTTGTCGTCGCGGTCCTTGCTTCGCACGTAGCCGGGCGGCGGCTCGACCTTCTCCATGCCCTTGGGCAAACGAACACATGTATCGACATTCGCGTATGTCCGCGTGCCGCTGGTGTTGTGCGATACCTGTATGAAGGCCGGCGCGTTGAGTAGCGACTCCAGGTCGAACTGCTTGAGCTCGTCCGGCGTGAATGCGCGACCGCGCCAAGTCTCGAGGAACGGTCGGAGCGCGCTGGCCTCTGCCAGACTTGCCGTGAATCGCCGGTTCACCCATAGCGGCATGGCATCCGGATGCTTCGCGGCTTCCTCTGCCGTCAGTTGAACGATTGCACGCTCGGCCTCGCCCTCATCCTCGCTCGGCACTGCGTAGAATCCGCAGAACCAGCGCACGACAATCTTGTGCTGGACCTTCGTGCTACCGTCCCATGTCGTCTTGACCTGCCCGAGATCAATGATGTCGATACAGGCCGCTGGATACATGTCAGCGGGGTGTGTCGGGATCGTACTCTTGCCGCCTTCCGATACGTAAATCGCCATCAGGTACCTCCTCGTGTGTGCCGGCCTCGCTCGACGCTCAGCGCGTTTCTTGGGCCGACACGTTCCTCAGGATATTCTCAGATGTTGACCGCGCTCGACCAGGAATCCGTCCGGCAATGAGCCGGTCGTTTTCCAGTGGTCATACGCGGCATCCGAGTTCAGCATGATCTCGACGCGCCGGTACTCAGTCGGCAACATCGCGAGTCCCCGCGTCCATTCGATACGCGGCCGGCCGCCATTGGCCTGCACGCGAACACGAAACGTAGGCAGGTCCAGCTTGCGCCGATCCACGCGGACCATCTCGCGCATCAGGTACCGCTTGAGATTCGCGGCTGCCTGACTACGCGCATGGGCCAGCGATTCCAGTCTGCGAGCTTCTGCTTTTGCGGCCTCGCCCGCCCGCAGCTCGGACTGGATCACGTGGCAGACCCGCTCGACCTTGTCATCGAACGCGCCCGTCAGGCCATCCAGCTTGCTCTCGATCTCGGGCGTCAGTTCGCCGCCCGCCTCGAATAGCAATTCCTGGATGTCGATCAGGTCATCGGCAATCGCGTATAGTGGCATCGTGCTCATGGATTCTCCTCATGCGCCTCACGCGCCTTTGCCAGCAGATCCGCCGCCAGTTCCGCCTCGCGCAACAGTCCCCGCTGCCCGAGCACGCGATGCACCATCTCTGACCAGCCCGGCGCAGCCGCCTCCGGTGCGTGCTCGATCTCGACTATCTGGCCGGCGAGATGCCGCGCGACCGTGAACCACGTGCAGTCGCGGTCGCACCATTCGCGGGCGTCGATACCGGGCTCCGGCTTCGCGTTGATCCGCGCGGCGGCCCGTTGGAGCACTTCCTGCGGGCTCATGTGAAGTCCTTGTGCTTGAGCTTCGTAATGACGCGGTCGCCGCGACGGGTGCGCAGTTCGACGGCTGGCCGCATGACTATGCCTTCGGCTTGAGCCGTCCCGATGCGCGACGCGAAACCACCGCGCACGAACTCGACGGCATCGTGCAGTGTCCCTTGGCCCACCAACGGAACGCTGCCGATGCCCAGTTTCGCCGCTACGTCCTCGACGTTCGGCCGCTCCAGCACCATGCCGCCGATCCAAACGTCGAACAGGATGAAGTCCACGCCGTCCGGCTTGTAAAGCCCGCCGCCCTTCTGGATTTTCGCGCCGTAGCCCTCACCGAACAGCAGCACATCGTCGACGCCATCGAACACCGCCCGGATCGACGGCTCTATTTCGTTGAGGCGATTCAGCAGAAACGCCGGGATCTGCGCCGCGTCGGTTCGGCCACCGATAGTAACCGACTGCCCATCCCAAAACAGGCGGATGTTCGTGCCGTCGATTTTCTCGGTCCATTGCCAGTCAGCATCCGCCAGGTACCCGAACGCCGGATCTGCGTACTCGCCCATCAGGAACGTGCGATGCCGTGTCGCAGGATCACGCATGAATACCGACTGGATTTTGTGGTACGTCGGAAACGCTTTGCTCACGTTGGCCTCCCGGTGCGCGTCACCCGGCGCTCGCCACGCCAGCGACCTGCTGCGATCATGCGTCTCATCGTGACCTCCATATCCGTTCGGCGGCAGCTTCCCGCTCCGCGTCCGTCAGCGGCGGCACCAGCGGCTCGTCAGCGTCCAGAGCGTTGCGTACCGCACGCACGGCCACGACGACTAGCAGCACTGCGGCTGCGCTGGTGATGGCAATGGCAGGGAGTGTCATGGCTTCCTCGCGTGCTCGTGTTTCAACGCAGCCAACCGTCGCTCGATCGCCCGGCCGTTGCGCACCACGAGGACAGCGAGCACAAACGCGGTCGCGTTGATGGTGATGCTGGTCGCAATGAGGAAGATTCCGACCGCGTTCATGCCCGCCTCCCGTGCTCGTGTTTCGCCGCAGCGACCACCGCAACCCGCGCCGCAGCTATCTGTCGCTCGACCGCTACCACCCACGCGCGATAATCGCCGCTCAGGTGCGCCGCCGTTTCCTCGACATCCTCCGCACTGTCGGCCTCCTGTTGCGCGCGCATGGCCGAATGCAGACACAGCGGTGCGGCGCACTTCTCAGCCTCGATCCGGTCGAATACGGCGTCCACGTGAGCACGCGCGGCGGCCAGCTCGTCAGGCGTCAGTGGCGCCAACCAGGCTGGCAGTGCGCCGAACGGACCACCGGTGCCGTCCTTTTTCCGCGCCCGTGACAATGCGTTCGCGCCGATGTACGGCAGGTACGCGCGCGCCTTGCGCGGGTAGATCCGCTTGACCGCCTCGGGTGCGGCATCCCGAAGGCTGACCGCAAGGTCGAACATCTCGCGGCGAAATCGCTTGAAGTTGGACGCGGTATAGCGATTATTCGGCATGGTCATCTCCCTTTTGATTCGGGGCATCCGTGCCGTTTGGTTCGTCCGTGATAGTCGTGTGGAAGCCGCAGCCTTCGACCGTGCAAACGCATTCCACGACGACGGGCATAGGCTTCCCGTGGTCCCATCGATGCGCGACCTCCAGAACCCGCTGCTTGGCTGCCGGATGCTGACACGCGAGACACGCGGCGTGGACCGGCGTCACTGCGCCGCCCGTGGTCAGCGGCTCCAGACAGATCGCGCAGACGGCGACGGTCATCTAGCGGCCCTCCGCGCGGGCCAGCACCTTGCGCGCGGCACGAGTCAAGTCGATGCACTCGCCCTCAAGCTCGGAGTGCAGGCCGCACCGACCTTCGTCGACGAGGTACTCCAGCCGTTCCGTGAGTCGGACGCATATCGCGGCGAGGACAGGCGCGGAGGCAATCAGCACACCATGCGGCTGCCACGAGATCGCGCCCGGCTGAACGACAGTGCCGCCCGGCTCGTCTACTTGGCCCGTGTCCGGGTTGTACGTCCACGCGCTCATAGCCGCACCGCCCGCTTGAGCGCGCGTACCCAACTAATTCCGGACAGCCGATGCTCGCGGACCGGCTGCAATCTGCGTCGCACGGAATCGCGCACGGTCGGATACAGCAGCGCCGCGAACCCGCCGACCGCGAGCCCGGCTATGCCGGGCGCGACTTGCGCCCAGAGCGGCTGCATCGGTTCAGGAGGCATCGGTCGCCTCCGGTTCGCTCACGACGACGTTGTCGCGGATGAAGCGCGCGAAGAACTTGGCCCACTTCCAGCCGGATTCCGGGTCGCGCTCTGCGAATGCCTCCATCTCGGCGTCGGTCAGCTCGTCGAACTCGACGTTCTGCCACTCGCCATCGCGCCGGATTCGTACGTATGCGCCTGTCATCGCTCAGGCTCCCACGGCTTCCCGCGGGCCGTCCATACGGGACAGCGCGCGGGCGGTCAGGATCTCGCTCGCAATCGCGTGGATGTTCGACACGAGAGCGGGCGGGAACGGCTCGTCGGGACCAACGAGTCGGCAGATGGCCGTGTCGGCGGCGTTTTCCTCCTCGCCCCGCGTCGGAAACAACCCGTTTTTCGGTGTCAGGTCGAGCACGTGCCCGACGAGGCACCGCGTGCAACCGCCGTCCCAGTCCCGGTAGGCATTCACCCACCGCGCAGCCGGTGCGTCAATCACCCGCCGCAGCCCGGCATCGCCGGCACCGCTCAGGTACTCGCGAATCGCAATCAGTACGTCGTTCACGCGGACCTCCGTCTTTCCAGACTGTTGACGATTGCGTCTATCTCTGCAATGACGGCGGCGCGCATGGCAGCATCAGGCGGCGGGTCCGTGGCACGACCAGTCTGGCCGGCAACAGCCTCCCACATCACGTCCGACCAGTATCCCGGATGCTCCATCCGCCACGACCAACCCATGGGCTCTCTCATGCGCCGGCTCACCCATGCGTCGACTATCCGGTTGACCCGGCACTGGAACGCGATCTCGGCGGCTGTCCGTGCTGGCGCTTGCGTGCTCATGCTTGCCTCACCGTTCGCCGCGCCTTCTCCATTTCCTGCTGGATCATCGCGCTGGCCCACCGCAGCTCGGCGGCCATGCTGGTCAGGCGTCGGCGTTCCTCGAACACTTCATCCGTCGCCCGTGCTTCGTGGTTGTCGGCGCGCGATTCGATGGCAGCGATGATCCGGTCCAGTGCGTTCATCCTTGCCCCGCAATCGCAATCGCTCGCGTTTCGGCCAGCGCACGCGCACACACGCAGCCCGTGCAAACCAGCGGCCCGGATCGGTGAACGAAGGCGTCGCGCGGCAGACGGTCGAGCGCGGCCTGGTCCATGTAGTCGCGGCATTCCGAACAGGTCTGGCGGTCGTCGTAGATCCTCATCGCAGCGCCTCCTGCAACCGCGTCTCATGTACGCGCCGGATATCCTTCGCGATGCGGAGTACCGCGCGGGTCAGAACGTCGCAGACGATCCACGCGGCGGCTGTTGCGAACCAGCCGAAGGCGACGAGGAAAACAACGAAGCACACATCGAAGGAAACGGACACCCATGTCGGCACGCTGTGGCCCTTGGGCAGATCCTCGATCATGCCCTCCATCGGCACATCGTCACCGGCCTCCATGCGCACAAGGACAAGCGTCAAGGCGAGGAACAGGAACACGGACATGGCGAGCGCCAGCCAGATGGCAAACACCGAGAGGTTGCGCGCCCACGCGACATCGGCCAGCACGCCGTATGCGGCAAGCCCTGCGATTGCACCGTTCAACGCGGCCCAACGCAGCGCCTTCATGACCCGCCGCCGATCAACGCCCGGACGGCGAAGTACGCCAGCACGCCCGCGGCAGTGGCGACGATGAGCAGGTACGCCAGATCCTTGTTGCTCATGGCCACATCCCCTGCGCTATGCGGGCCAGCCGCTGGCGCACGACGACGCGGACCCACAGGCGGCGGATGAGCGTGTACGGCAGATCGAGTCTCATGCGGCGGGCTCGCTTTCGGAACGCTCGTCATCGAGGAGGCGGTCGACTTCGGACCGGGGCAGCCGCAGCAGTTCGGCAATCGCGTCCCGGATGTGCGCGTATTCGCGCGTCCCGGCGAGCGCCATCGAAAGCTGAGCGTCGTGCCAGCCGTTCTCTCGCGCCCACGACCTGAGCGTCTTTTCCTGGAGCGCCAGCGCCGCCTTGAGTCGCGCCCTGAGGGGTGGCGCCTGAGCTATCTTGTTGCGCTTCGTCATGGCCAGTTGTACCGTCCCGTTAAGTACCGATACCGCGATGCTAGCACTAGGTTAACACTTGCTACCGGTAAGCGCAAGGGGCGTATGCAACTCGACGACAACACATTGGTATGTCGCTACTTAGCGGCGACGATCGATCACAGGATGACCCAAACCGCGGCGGCCGAACGGATCGGAAAAGGCCAGACGACCATCTCCGATTGGAAGGCGAAACGGGACGCTGGCACCACGATCGAGATCAGGGAAGGCAAGGTCCGGGAAGCGATCAAGGCGTACCTGCTACAGCCTGAACGGCCTGCGTTCCGGGAGGGCGTCGAGTACGCGGTCGGCGAGTTCCGGCAACTGCTGGAAGATATCGAGCGACGGGCGGCGCAGGTCCCGGCGGACCTCGCGCACGAGCACGAACCTCGTCCGGGTCAGACTCGTCGAGGAGGCGGTAAACCATCGCGACGACGGACGGGCGATGATCCCGAGCAAAAACCCGAATAGGTGGCGTGATCCACCGGCCTCGCCGGTCGACCGCTACCAGCATTTCGTGCCCGTGCTCGTCACGATACGGACATGCGTACACACCTCGCGGCAGGGGGTTGTCCATGGCGCAGCCTCGCGCATGGCTGTTTCGGAACATGGGGACGGCGCATCCGTGCGCCGGCTGTCACGGGGACCCACATGATGCGACAGGCGTAGCATTCACGCCATACGTCGCCAGTCTACCCACTCCCGGAGGCTCAGTTGGCACTCGCACCCTGTCGTGAATGCGGCAAAGACGTAGCCGCCAGCGCAAAGACCTGCCCTCACTGCGGCATCGAGTGGCCGGCGGACAAGGTCCAGGCCGCGGCCAGCAAGATGCAGCAGCTCGGGTGCGCGCTCACCTTGCTGGTCACGCTGCCGATCCTGATCCTTTCCTTCGCGTCCCTCTGCGCAGCGTGAGGCCCCGATTGTAACAATTTCCGCCCGCCGCTCACGTACCCCTTGCGCGGCCTAAGTCCTGCACTTACCTTGATTGTGTGCGGGAGACGATGGGGCTCCCGACGAGACAGGGGCACGACGATGACATTCCGCGCAGCATACTGGATGAGCGACGACGGGCAGGCCGAGCTGCTGTTGACCGGCCCCGAGCACGCAGACCTTCCGGCCGAGGAACTGGTGGCCGAGGCACGCGCCGAGATGGTGCGAGCGGACGGCTCCGAGGACGGCGGCCGCATCGTGGTCGGCGAGTGGACGGACCGTGGCTACGCGCCGAGCACTCTGACCGGGAGGACCGACCGATGACACGGCACGCGGCGGACACACGGACGCTTCACGGCTGCGGCGGCACGATCCTCATCGGTGCGGCCGGCACCGACCACGAACACGACTACTGCGACCGCTGTGGCGCGTTCCGCTATCTCGGCACGTCACCGGAATCGTTCCCGACGTGCACGGACAAGGCCGCGAACACGCATGCATGGGACGAGGGCGAGGAGCGCTCGCCAGACGCCACCGAGGAGGGCTGACCGATGACGCATATCCGATTGGCGGGCGACCAGTTGGTGGAGCGCCGGATCAGGGGGCTACAGCAAACGGCGCGGGTGGCGCGCACGCTCTGCGGGGCCGACGCTACCGACCGCGACTTGACGTTGGCTGACGGCCGCAGGGACCTCGCCGATGGCTGGCAGTTCCTGACCTGCCCCGACTGTCGGTCGTGGATCGAGCGGCACCCTGCGCCGAGCCGCCCATGCCGCAAGGTCGCACGGTCCGGGTGGTCCCGATGACCGACGACACGCGCGAATGGGACGGCGGCACCCTGAAGCGTCTGCGCAAGCGGCTCGGGCTGTCGCAGGCTGGACTGGCAATGCGGCTTGGCATCCACCCGCAGACCGTCAGCAAGATGGAACGCGGGCAGATGCCGATCGGGCCGATGGTCCGGCTGTCCGTGGAGCGGCTGCTGCTGCAATGACGGTCCGTAGCGGACATGAACGGCCCGCGTTACCTTCAGGCTCGGCAGGCCGTCAAACCGTTTGCGTTTCGGCCCGTCGTGAGGGTTGCGGCCCCAAAACCGTGACACCTAGCTCCTCGCGATGGGCCGAAACGTCTCTACAGGGCGGACGGGGGTTTATCCGGACCTCGTTAAGCGGCCCTGCTCCATCGCGGAGAGTTGTAGAGTTGAGGCTAGGGGAAGCATGTGGCGGCCCGTACCCATTGGCGTCGTCTGCGCCTCCGGCCGTCCGGGGTTAACCTTTCGGGGCCACGCCTCAGCCCCTTCTCGTGAGGATCAGGTCCGGACCGGGTCGCTCCCCAGCGTTGCCCGGCTTTGGGTTGGAGCGCTCACGAGTTCATCCCGTTGTTTGGCGTCTGCCTAGCTTTCAGCGCCGGGGCAAACGGTGTCAGAAGCCCCTCCACAAAATGCGAGTTGAATCGGGTGCGCGCAATACCAAACTCACGGCGTCACCACCGGCACGTAGTACTCGCGAAACACCGCCAGCGGCACCCACAGCCGGCGATCCGCGCACGACAGGCAGACAACCGCCACGCCGCCGAAACGTGCCGCGGCAATCACGAGCGTCCACCGCCGATGGCGCGGGTCGCGGGAGTCGATGTATTCGTCGCCGACCTGCACACGCTTACGCCGCGGGCTCTACCAGTGGCCCGAGCTTGCCCAGCCGCTCGATCACACGCGCGCCTGGACACGCAGTCTGTGCGTACAGCGCGTGCCAGCCGATGCGGTAGTCCGCACCGATGTGACCCAGCCGGATGCCCTCGGTGATAATGTCGCGGCAGCCCTCGATTGCCGCCACGGACGGCGCGGTCCCGGTCCCGTCGATCACGATGCAGATCCCGTAGGCGGTCGAATTGCGCCCGCGGGTGTGCGCGCCGACCCGTTGCCATCCGCGGCCCTCGTAGACGTTGCCGGATTGGAACGCGAGGAAGCTGTATCCGATGCCGGCCCAGCCATTGACCCGCACATGGTGTTGCTCGATCGAGCGCAGCACGGCCCGCTCGCGATCCCGGCCCACGCCGCATGGGATGTCCGGCGCCGCGGCATGGTGCATGATGACCAGCGCAACCGGGTCCGGCCCGGTCATCCGGTGGCCCTGCCCGTGCTGCGCGTGCCAGAAGTCGCGGTCGTAGATCATGCGCCCTCGCTTACCATGCGTCCACCAGCGGCCCACGCTCGATCGATGCCGCCGCTTCCTGCCGCCGTACTTCCTTCCACTGCTCGCTGTCGAAGTCCATTGCCGGCCCCAGATCACGCAGCGGCGCCCAGATCTCGGTCGGGTAGTAGACGTACCGCCCGCCGCCGTAGGGTGGCTCTCCCGGCCGGGGCAGCGGTCCGAGCTGACTGGCCAGCCAGTTCAGCAGCAGGTACGGGGTCAGGTCGTTTACCTTGCCCTCGCGCAACGTCGCGTCGAGCACGGACATGATGGCATCCAGCCCATTGCGCGGCTGCGGATCCTGCGCCGGCACTTCACGGAACGGCGAGGTCAGCAGGATGACCACCTTCGTGCCATCGCTGCCCACGCCATGCTGGAGGCCCTGCGACAGCGGAACCTGTTCACGCGGACCGCCATCGTACCACGTTGCAGACCGTCCGATGATCGGCATCAGCGCTGACTCGAACACGGTCTTTGCGCACGCCAGCGGCGAGTCAACCTGTCGCGTCGCTGCATTGACCCGCGTCACCCACGTTTGCGGTTGCTCGGACCACGGCAGGTGCCGGTGCAGCAGTTTCTCCAGCGGCGTCCAGTCGTAGAGCCCCGTGTGGTTTCGCAGCCCGGCGTACGCGGTCCATTCCAGCCACTTCGCGGGCTTCTTCATGACGTCGCGCGTCCGGATGCCCTCGAACATCTCGATGTACTGCTCGGCGCTCATCACCCGTAGCGCACTCACCATGATGGCGCCGACGCTCGTGCCGATGGCCTTGCGGATCTTGTAGCCGCGGGCTTCCAGCTCGGCCCACAGGTGCGCCTGGAACAGGCCCGTGCTGCCCCCGCCCTGCACCACAAGATCGACCTCGGTCACACGACCCCGAACCGCGTCAACACGACCAGCAGGATCACCAGCGCGATCACCACGAGCGTGACGGTCTGCACAGGCGCCGGCAGCCCCGACTGACTGAGTGCCCACCGGACGGCCCAGAGTACGCAGCCGATGAGCAGGATCCAGATTATCAGCAGGATCAGACCCTGCGTCGAGCCGAGTTCCTGCACGAGTGTCGCCAGCATGATCGTTGTCATTTCGATTCCTCCGATGGGGTTTTCGCCGCCGCCTCCCGCGCCGCCTGTGCCGCCTGCTCATTCTCTTTGCCCTTCGCCAGCGCGGCCTCCCTTGTCGCTTCGACCAGCGCATCTTTCATGCTGTTCGTCGCAAGCTCGACCTTCTGCACGTTGGCGGCGACGGCCGTCAGCTTCGCATCTGCTTCGGCCGCGGCCTTGACGAGTGCTTCCTCTACCGCCTTCGCAGCCGCACCCGCGGCCGCCAGACGCGCTTCGCGGTCCAGCCGCAGCTCCCTCTTTAACGCCACGTACTGAGCGCCGATGGCAGATATCAGCAAGCCGACTGCAATAATGACTTCCGCATCCATTACGCCTCCTTGCGACGCTGCCCCAGAATCAGGTTGCGCGCGTCCTGCACTTCCTTCTCGATGTGCGCCCGCGTGCCGTCGTGCAAACCGGCAATGAACCCGCGCAACGCGACGATCTCCTGACGCAGTCCGTCGCACGGATCATCCCGCGTCGGCGGCATGAGCGTCGGCGGTACCAGCGTCGGACGTGCGACCGGAGGCGACTCGCGCCGCCAGCTAATAAATTGCCGGACGATGACCGCGCCGAGGAGCAACATGAACGTGGCTGGCGGCAAGACCTCTTTCGCCAGCAGCAACAGTTCGTGGTCGGTCACGGATAACCTCCAAACGCGTCCGGGGAAACGCGAGGATCGACCACGCAACGCACACGAGCGCCGACACTCGCACTACCTGATAGAGTCCCCACGCGGCCAGCCATTCGACTGTCCAACCCGGGGTGAAGAATCCCATCGCCAGCAGGCCCGGTATCGTGGCCACACAGTACAGCATGACGCCCGTCCGGTAGCGCTCGAAGGCCGGCTGCGTCCATGCGGCCAAGGCGACGAATGCGCCGCCGAGCACATGCACGAACGTTTCCGGTGCGTCGAACGTCGCGCGAGCGAACGACGCGGCGACCAGCAGGCCGAAGAAGCCCCACACGATGCGGCGGTAGCGGACCGGCATCACGACGGCCAGCAGCAGGCCGAATTGCACGGGCGCGAGGATGTAGGTCAGCCACAGGTTCGGGACGCCCGCATCGCCCAAGGCCGCGCCCGTCATGTCGAGGGCGAAGGACATTGCGAACACCGCGCCCAGAATGACCGCCGTTGGCTCGACCGGGCGTCGGAGCGACAGCCACGCGACAGCCGCCAGCGGCAAGAGCCCGGCGAAGTGCGATACTTCCTGCGCCCACACTTCCATCAGCAGAACGGCGGGCACGGGTGGCTGATATTGAAGCACTCATCCGGCTCGCAATCCTCATGGCTGCGCGTCCCCACGTCGTTGCGCAGCAGGAAGTGCCAGACCACGAGCGTCCAGTCCTCGCTCAGACCGAACCGGACGGCCGGGACCGCGTCCTTGTCGGCGCGCAGCTTCGTCAGCAGTGCACCCATGTGGTCGATGAACTCTGCGCGGTCCCATGTGTGATGCTCCGCGGCCAGTCCGGCCTTGATGTACCGTGCGACGTCCTCGCTCATGCTCATGGCTCTCGCCCCTTACGATAAGGTGTGGGTATCATTCATCTGTGAGCGAAGTATCACCGCGCCCGTCAGTCAGCGCCAGCTCAGTCCTGCAAGAATCGCCTCGCCCGTCTGCGGGAACGTAGCGGAGCCCAACTGCTGCGCCTGCTTGAACCGCCATTCCCACGCACCGAGTCGCGAGTTTGCCATCAGCCCGATGGCGATGTCGCGCATCCACGCCTCGCCGGTCAGGCCGTGCATGATGAGCAGCGGGCCGACCCAGAAGTTGTTCAGGTCGTAATCCTGATTCGTGCCGGTGAAGCGTCCCCCGGCCGGAGCTGGCGCGGTCAGGTACGGCAGCGCCTGACGCTGCGGGTCGTACTGCTGCTGCACCACGGGCGCCAGCGCGATCGCTACCTGACGGCACTGCACGCAGCCGTACTCGCGATCCGCGCGCAACAGTGCGTCCGCGAGCATGGCACTGCTGAACAGCGCCAAGGCCCACGGCTCGGGCGGCGTCGTCTGCTGCGCCGTTGCGGAGTTGCCCTTCCATCGCGTGCCGCCCGGCAGCACCGCATTGCCCGCAGCGTCCGTCTGTCCGGCGAACCGGCGATCGGACTCGGCCTGCACGTCCGCGATCCACTGGCCCAGGTACAGCACCCACTCGCCCCACGACGATACCCCGGCCGGCTTGTTCCACTGCGAGCGGCTGTAATTCGCTGGCACGGTCCCATACGCGATGCCCAGCCGGTCGCAGCACATCGCGACATCCATCACCATGGCGGCCGTCCGCGTGTCCATCCACTGGTGTTCCAGTGACTTCGTCGCGGCCGTGATGAATCCCGAGCCCCAGACGGCGGCGATGTGCAGATGACGCAAGCACTCATCGGCCAGTTTCCCGTTGTCGCTGCTCTCGCCGCGGTACAGCAGCACGACCAGCTCGCAGTCCGCCCAGTTGCTGTATCGGTTGTACTGACTGAACGTGCTCAGGTTCGGGATCGCGTACTTGCGGATCGTGTCACGAGTCACGGTCATCGCGGCGGCAAATCCCGGCTCGCTTTCGTCGAGCGGTAGCCCGGCCCGGATGTTCCGCATGGCCACCAGCCGCAGCGGGCCATAGTGCGCATTGTCCTGATCGCCGCCGTCGATGACCTCGGAGAAACCACCGGCCGCGACCTCGCTCACCATTCGCGCAATGGCCACATCCAGCCGACTGTCGAACGTCGTCGGCCAGCCCGGCGGGTTTGTTCCACGTGCAACCATCGGCCCGAGTAGCAACCGCAGATTCGCCGGCGTCAGGTCCGCGCCATTCGGCGGTGGCGGTGGCGGTAGTGGATCGACGACAGGCGGCACGATCACCGTGGTCGTGTGAACGTACTCGACCGGCTCGGCGTCCGGTGCCGATGCGGTCAGGCTGTCGCCGTCCGCCGCGCCCTCCCAGTTGATCCGCACCAGCCCGGCCGCATCGGTCGTGCGAGTCTCGACAGTCGTGCCGGGGCCGAACGTGCCACCCGTGACCGTCAGTGTGACGACAACGCCGGCCACGCCCGCGCCCGCATCGTCGCGCAACGTAGCGTCAATCGAGTAGTCATTGCCGCCAGCCACGCGCGGCTGCGCCACCAGGCTGATCGTGTGCGCGGTCGTGCCCGGCTCCGGCTCCGGCTCTGGCTCAGGCGTTGGCTCAGGCTCTGGTTCCGGTTCCGGTGTTGGCGTCGGTTCTACGTCGACCGGCCAGGCGATCACCGGGCCGTACTGGATGCCTGTGGTTTCGTCGATGTACGTGACCTTGACCGATTCGACCGGCTTGTCAGGCGAGCGACGAACGAGGAACGACCACGGGTTTTCGCCCGTCTGCGGGTCGAGTATCACGCGGATCTTGTGTGCCGCCATCAGTCCCCCTTAGCGTTGCGCCCCCGCCACCAGCCGCGAGCGTCGCGGCGACTACCGGAACGTGTTTCACGTGGCACCCCTCTCTAGGTCGGAGCGCGCTCCTGCACCCTGAGCACCTTGATCCATTGCTGTTGCGTGCCAGCACCGTCATCCAGATCGACGACCGCCCGTATCAGCTGGCCGATGGCGACGTCGAGTTCGAGCCGATCGATTATGACGCGGTAGACGCCCGCGCTGACCTCCGGCATCGCCAGCGGCCAGACCAGCGTGACCGCCTCGACCTCCGTCTTGTCGAGCTGCTGCATGGTGAGCGTGACCGTCGCGCTCTCGACGGCCACGCCGTTGGCGTCCAGCGGTGGCAGCTCGACGATCATGTCGTTGCCCTCGAACCACGCGCTGACTGACATCAGGTCCTCAGTCCGCCCGCACTGATGAGCGAGGTGGTGCCGTTGACGCGCAGAACGCCGCTGGACCCGAACACTTCCGCGACCAGCTTGCTCACGACGCCGAAGCCCTCATCCGTGATCGTGACCGCGCCGCCATCGTCGAGCGTGAACGTATCCGTGGCTGCGTTGTCGACCGTGTACTCCGTCCCCTGCGTGATCCCGCCCGGCAGCGCGTCGCCGAAGAACACGACGATGTCGCCGTCGCTGAATCCGTGCGCCTCACTGTGGATCGTGTCCGTCGACGCGATGGCGTAGACCTTCTTGAAGCCAGTCGAGCCGATCGGGAACATCCCGTAGAACGTGCCGCCCGTCGCCAGCGACTGGAACCCGACATACTTCCACGTTCCCGCGTTCACGGTGATGTCCACGTCGCCGTTCAGTGTGGCCTGCAACGACGATGCCGCGTTCCATGTCGCGGCCTCTCGCGCGTAGCTCCCGCCCGTGTCCTCGTTCGCGCCCGACGTGCTGAACGCCGAGTGCACCGACAGGAAGTCAGCCAGATCTGCCACAGCGTCCGCCGCGGCGTTGAGTGCTGCATCGACCAGAAACATTTTGCCCCTCCGGTAGTGTGAGGTTACTCCTCGGGCAATACGGCGATTCCGCCCGTCATTGCCGGCCCAACAGACATAGACGCTCCTTGCGCCATCCGCACGGATAGAGTCGCGTTCATTGCTGGCGTCACCGTCAGTGTCGCACTGTACGGCGGCGGGTGGTCGACTGGATTCGCCGCCGTGTCAGCAGATACACCCACACCGAACGCCGCCATAAAGCTAACGGATCGAGTGGAGCCCGCCGTGATAGTCGCGCCAACGCCGATGCCCGCAATGACCGAGGTCGTGCGGATAGTCGACGTTTCGACCTGACCGCCGATGCCGATGCCTGCGATGGCACTGGTGCGCGGCAGCGACGGATTATCGACCGACGCACCGACGCCGATCCCGGCCGCCACGTTCGTCTGACGTATTGCCGTGACATTGACCGTGGCGCCGACACCCGCCCCCGCGGTGGCCGCCGTCTGGCGCACAGCAACGGTGTCTATCGTTCCGCTTAGACCCGCGCCCGCGATGACGTCGGTCCTCGTCTGCGCGCTTTCATCCACCGCGGCGCCCAGCCCGAGGCCCGCCACGACATCCGTGCTGCTGGTACGCAGCATGGTCGCGCTGGCACCGATGCCGATCCCGGCCGCAACATCCGTCGTGTGTATCGCTGTGACCGTGACTGTTGCGCCGACGCCGAGCCCGGCCGCCACGCTGGCCTTCGGCTCGTCGCTCACGTCCAGTCGAGCGCCAGCGCCGAGCGCCGCGATGGTATCGGTGGCGCGGACCGCTGCTGTCGACAGATCGGCGCCCGCACCGAGCCGGGCCGCTACGTCTATCGACCGTATCGTCAGTGTGCTGACGTCAGCGGCCGCACCCAGACCGGCCACGGCGTCTGTCGCCACGATCTTCGTGGTCGATCCGCTGGCACCCACGCCGATGCCGGCAATCACGTCGACTGTCGCAACCCGCAGCGTCGATACCATAGCGCCTATCCCGGCGCCAGCCGCGACAGACGCATCCGATGTGCGGGCCGTCGCCAGGTTGGCACCCACGCCAAACCCGGCAGCTACGTCCGTGGTGGCCTGCTTCGTCGTCGCGACGCTTGCGCCAATACCTGCGCCCGCCTCGACAGACGCGAGCCGGGTAGTCGCCGCCGATAGCGTGACGCCCATTCCGAGTCCGGCCGCAACGCTCGCTGTCGGCTCGTCACCGAGCACCAGCTCCGCACCGACACCCAGACCCGCAACCGCATTCGTGGCGGCCATCTTTGAGGCGGCTGCATCCGCACCGATGCCAATGCCAGCCGCCACGTCCGAGGTCGCCACCTTTGTGACGGCCACGGCCGCGGCCATGCCGAACCCGGCATCGACTACGGTCTCCCCGACCTTGGTTCCGGTCACGTCCGCCGCAACACCGAGCCCGGCGACGATCGACGCAAGCCCGACCTTCGTCTCGCTGACCGTCGCGCCCACGCCTAGCCCGGCCGTGATCGAAACCGGCCGGATGGCGGTCGTGCTGGCAGTCGCACCGATCCCGGCTCCGGCAATCGCGTCGGCGAACCGCATGCCGGCCTTCGGCGTAAACACCTGTACGGCACGCGGACCGCCGTACAGGCCCATCTCGGTGTGTTCGAGCAACTCGAATGGGCTTGTCTCAGCCGCAACGCCAATCGCAGCCACGACAGAGGTCGTCGCCACGCGGGACGCCGAAGCATCGCCCGCCATGCCGAGCCCGGCCGTGATCGAGATGGCAGCGATCTTAAGGGCCGTCGCCACCACGCCCACGCCAGCACCGGCCATTGTGTCGGTCGGGATCTCGGCAGCCGGCGTGACCAGTCGCGAATCCGCATCCGTCGTCGGGTCGTCGTCGAAGCGGACCACTTGCGTCCGGCCACCCTGCGATCGCACGACGCGCACAGTCAGAATGTCGTCCGCGTCGAAGTCCACTTGTGCGACGCCCGTCGCCGTGAGCGTGACCTCCTGTGTGGTCCCGGCTCCGAGGTTACCGGACTGGACGGACAGCAGCGTTTCCTGCACAACGCACGAACTGTTGCGCCGCTCGACGACAGCCGTGACCCGGTTCGGCGTACCACCGCCCGCGCCTGTCGTTACATCCAGCGTGACCGACCAGTCACCTGTGACAATCGAGCGTGCTGTCTCGACGCGGTTCCACGTGTGCTCGGATGTCACATCTTCGGTCGCGGCCGTGGTACCTGCGGACGTGCTGAGTGGTCGACGCGTGCCCGGTCCGCACGCCTCGCCTGTGCCTGTCCGCAGATACCAGGTTTCAGCCATTCATCACACTATCACGAAGCGGTCGGCCGCTGACGGCGCGTCCGTGACCTCGACGTACGTCAGCAGGCCACCCGTGCCAGAGTACGCCGTGATCCGGGTAGCCTGTCCCGCTAGCGCGCCATCCAGCCACACCAGACTCCGGCCGGCATAGTGGTCCGCCGTCGCTTCGCCCAGATCCGTCGTCATCTGCGTGACCGACAGCGTGCCCGCCTCAGCCACGCCCAGCACCACGCCAGCCGGTGGCCGCGCCTCAATGCTGAACGTCGCGACCACGTAGCCGACCACGGACACGCCGTCCACGGTGCCGGTTGTGATGACCGCCTGGAAGTTGCTGCCGGGCGTGTAGAAGGCGTCTGTCGTGACGATGCGGACGTGGTTCAGCCCGACCACCGAATCAAAGTCTACCGACAGCGTGACGCCCGTCGTCGTCTGCGTGGTATCGTTGTCCTTGTAGACGCTGATGGCGGGCGAGCCGGACAGCACGGTCGGTTCGCCGGTCCCGTCGACCGTGACGAACTTGGCGTCAAAGGTCGCGCCTGCCTGAAAGTCCCCGAGGTTCATGCTGCCCTCACTAGGTGATTGCGCTGGCCGCCGATCAGCGGGCCGTGGCCGGTAGCTGCTGGGGCAAGGAACTCAACCGCGCCAATCGTTACGCCGTCGTGGCCGGCGTTCTGGACGACTGAGTTCTGTGGCGCCCACTTGGACTTGTAAAACGCAATCGCGGCAGCCGGCGTGTAGTTTGGGTCGTGCGCGGCGGTGTTCATCAGCGCGAGTTCGGCCATCCCGTTCGCGTACGTGCCGGGACCGCCGAGACTCGCATCCCACGCCGCAAAGTTGACCGTCACGTCAACGAGCTGCGGGTCGACGTTTACGTCATTCGCTCCGGGTGGCGAGACGCCAAACTTCGCGTCCGCCAAAGCGCCGTAATTGTCGGTGAACGCCGCGCCGGTCGTGCTCCACCCGAGGTTGAAGTCGGCTTCCGAGTAGTAGCCATCGGCCGGTGCGCCAGCCGACCCAACTACAAGCCCCGTGACAGCCGGCCCGACCGCAAGGTTACTGTAGACACCGGTGCAGGTGTCCGCGTCGAGCGCGACCGTTTCGCCGCCCTGAATGCCGACCGCGCCGGAGGCCGTCTGGAACGAGTTGTGTCTCGCGCGGAAGGTCTTGTCTGTATGGCCTAGCGCGCTGACGATCGTGCAGGAGATCCCGCCAGATGGGTTCTGGCCAGCGATGTTGTAGTCGACATCGAAGTGCGCGACGCCCGCGCCCGATGGGATCAAGAACCCGTCGCCGTTGCCGAACGTGCCCAGATCCTCGAAGATGTTGCCCGTGATCGCGTACGTGCCGGTGACCGTCGAGACCATCCCCAAGAAATGCGCGTTGTCGATCGGCTCCTGTAGGAAGTAGTTGCCCGTGAACGGCGCGGCCCAGATGTGGCGCGGCTGTGTGTCCTTGACGAACAGGTTGCCGCTGACTTCGGCGGGCGGGCTGCCGCCCGAGAGCATGGACATCGCGCCGATCGCAACACTCCCGCTAAACGTGAAATCGCGGAAGTTCTGCCCGGCGGATTCCGCCGCAGGCAGCGGCTTGTCGGTGTAGTTGTCCAGAACTTCCCGCACGCCAGTCGTGAGCGCGGCCGGGTTGTCGTTGATCTGGATAATGCCCGCGCCCGCATGACTGGAAAAGTTGTTGTTGTTGAATCGGAAAATCGCCTCGCCGTGCAACACCGCGTCGATCTCCCACTCGCCGCAATTCTCGGCGGTCGTATTCGTGATGAACGCTTCGCGCGCCGACGATGCGAGGTACGACTTGCACAGCGCGTTCGAGGCGTTGCCGACGAACTCCATGTGGCAGAGGTCCAACTGGATGCGGCCGGTCCCGTCGTTCGTGTGGCCCGCGTCGAACCGAATGTGATTCGTCGCGTCCTCGCCGAGAATCTGCACGCGGTTATCCTCGTCCGTACCGTTGGCGACGATGATCTGGCCCGCCAACTGGCTAACGAGGAACGCACCCGAGCCGGTGCCGCTGTGACGCAGGATGGCCGTGCCCACGAGTTCCATCCGACCGCCGCCCGCGCGCAACGTGATCCCGGCATCGCCCTCCATGACGCCGCCAGAGCCGACATCGTGGCCGCCTGTGCCATCCGTCAGATGGTTCGCGGTGACAGTGACGACGAAGCCATTGTTCACGGTCTGGTCGCTGACGCCGGGCACGCCCGCGCCCGCCCATGTGGCGTCATCGTTCATCGCACCGTTGGCCTCAGCCGTAAACGTCGCCATGCTAGAGCCTCAGCCTCGCGCGATGGACAGTGTTCTCCTCATCGGCGAAGTCCTGCGCCGTGCGAACCGTGCCGTCCGAGAATGTGAATCGCACGGGCACCTTCAGCACCTCGCCCGCTGGCCACTCGATTTCTTCGTACTCAGTCACCGGGAACGGCGGCGCCATGGCCTCGACTTCGGCCTCGCGAGCGGCCTTCGTGAGCGCCGGATCGGCTGATCCCTTCGCGGCTTCCTGCGCAGCAGCAAACGCCGCGTTGCGGGCCTTCACCGCGTCGGCTACCACGGGCGATGCTGGACGGATCAGCGCGTCGATCAGCAGCGGGTCGAGTCCGACCGTAGACCGGCCGACGAAGAAGCGGGCCGCCGCCGTTCCGCGCGACCGCTCGAAGTCCTGCACGGCTCGCCCGAGCTTGAACACGCCGTTGACGGTGACCCACGTTCCATCCGGCAGCCGCACCGGATAGTTGCCGGGGTGCAGCCGCTCGTCTTCGAGCGTCGCCATTATGAGCTGGCCGGGCTCGCCATTCGCGGCAATGTGGATCGCGGGCGGCTTCCGGGCATGATTGACATCGACGCTGTAGGTCGGGTACGCCGCCACGAACTCCGCGACCGTCATCGGTGGCAGGTCCGCAAGCTTGCGCGCGCCGCGAACCTGGACGACCGCTACGGCGGTTGGGTGATCGTCACCGCAGACCGGACACTGGAAGGCCATAGTCGTATCCCTCAGAACGCGAGATGCAGTGTGATGTTCATGTCGCCCGCCTCAACCGCTTGGCCCGCTTCACGACCTCGGACCGCGTGGCCGTGCTCGCCTTGCGCTCCAAGAACGAACGCACAGGCCGTGGTACCTTGATGCTCCGCGTGTCCGCCGCTTCAAGCAGCTTCGCGGCTCGCTTCGCGCATCCGCAGCCCATCAGCTCACCAGGTCCCCGCTGATCGTCCATTCGTTGGTCGCGACCTTCGTCAGTGTCGCGACCGCGTATTGCCCGCTGGTCGTAAGCAGGCCATCCAGCGCGTTGACCACGACGCCCGAATCGCCCACAACCTCGACCGGCCCGGTGTCCGTCTGTTCGACATGGATCCGCACGCCCACGGCTAGCGGAACGTCCGCGTGCAGCGGGACCGTCAACGTGAACCCGGTCGGATCGCTGCACCGCAGGTACGCATTGCCGTCGCTCGCCGTCAGTGTGTACTCGTTGGACTCGATCAGCCGCACATCGACCGGCGATGCCGCGAATGGGGTGGCCGTCAACGTCGACGTGACCGACTCGCCCTCATCGCCAGCCACCGCACCGCTGCTGAACGCGGACCACGCCGATACCTCGATCGTGATCGACTGGCCCAGTTCCAGCGTCACGTCAATTTCGTACTCTGCGTAGACCTCCTCAATATCAGCCGAGTCGGTGAACGTCGGCGCGGCCTCGCCCGAGTCGTGGACAACCCACTGCACACGCACGCCCACCGCGTCCGCATTGCCCGCCCATGTGACGACCGGCCGGCGGTTCGCGAGCGTGACGCTCAGGCTGTCGAAGCCGGGCTGACTGTCGATGTCGATGGAAACCGGCGTCGTGAAGCCGCTCGATTGCTCGCCATCGGCCAGCACGCCAACGCCGCGGACCCAGACGGTACTCCCGCGGAACTGCGGCGGTGTGTTGACCGTGCCGGGCGTATTGACCGTGCCCGCTTCCTGCCACGACAGCGACACCTCCGGCGGTTCACCACCGACCGCGTAGTCCACACGTACGCCCGGATTCTCGGCCATCGCGTCCACGGGCACCGCAACCGACAGGTCGGTATCGACGAAGATCGTGCCGAGCGTGGGCGCGCTCACAGCGACACCGTTTCGGTGATGCTATCCGTGTGCAGATCGTCATCCTGCACCGTCAACGTGACCTGGTACGTCGCAATCGAGCCGAAATCATAGGACGGGTTCTGGTCCGTCGAGGTCGCGAGGATCGTTCCGTTCTCGTCCTTGAACTGCCACAGCCACGCCTCGATCGTGCCGTCCATGTCATAGCTGGCGTCCGTGAACTGGACGAGCGCACCACTCACGACGGCATAGCTGAAGTCCGCGACCGGGTCGGAGCCGGCGAAGTCGGCCGCCGTGCGCCAGCCGGCCCATACGCTGATCCCCAGCTCGATGATGGAAAACGCACACGGCTCGCTTTCGGTCACGTCGCTGGCTGTTTCGACGATGTAGCGCCCCAGGTAGTTGCCGGCCGGCAGGCCGCATTGCGTGAACTTCTCATCGGCCAGGATCGGGTTGACCGGCTCGTAGTCACGCACGTAGAGCGGGCTGGCGAAGTATTCGTCATCGGCCGTCGTGATCTCGTAGCTGATCGTATCTGCGCCAAGCAGCGCCAGCGTGTCCGGTGTGATCGTGACGCACTGGCAGTTTACGTCGCACCCGGACGGGGCGGTGGCAGGGCTGATCCCGGACGGCTGGCCCGCCGAACACGTCTGACTGCCATCGGGCGACCACCAGAAACCCGTAAGCAGTGGATAGCCGATGAACTGCGAATCGATGCGGCCGAGATACGGCACGCAATAGCCGCACGGCAACCCGCCCGGGATGCTAAGTGTCCCGCTCGCGCTATCAATGCAGCCGTCGCCAATGACCTGCACCGTGTAGTCGTAATCGTCGGTCCCGCTGATCCGCCGCACCGACAGCGCGAGGGCGTGCGGCATCCCCGTGATCTGGCACGGTTGACCGAACCACGTCCCGGCAGCACAGGCGATTCCGCCGCCATCGGACCCGGCGCCGTTTACGCCCAGTATCCAGCTACCACTGCCCCGCAGGTTCGTCGGGTGGCATGTCGGGTAGAGCGGCATCACCGTGTCAAACGTGAACGATAGCTCGATGATCGCCGAGCCATTCTCATCGACATACCGCAGGCCGAAAAACGAGCCACTGACTTCCTCGTTCATCCACCAGGTCAGTGCGTTGCCGGATGCCAGCGCCGCACCCGACACAAAAGCGTCGAACCCGTCGCCTTCGTGCGCGAGCACGCTGGGAAATACCAGGTACGCATTCGTCCCGTTCTTGCCCGCGATCCCGCCGCCTGTGTGCGGGTCGGAGCCTGGCACGAGCCACACCGGGCCGGTCCCTATGATCTGGACGCTAGCCCATTCCGTGGTCGAGATGGGGAACGGTTGATGCGGGCCGAACTTGACCGGGATGCTATCGTCTGTATCGACCGTGACGGCAGTGTAGATATGGCCCGTGCCCGCGCCGCCGGTGGCCGCGATCCGGAAAAACAGCAGCGCGTCCTCGTCGTAACTTCCCGCCGCCGGGTCGAATGTGTACGACCCAGCCCCCAGCCCGGTAGTCGTCAGCACACTGTAGGACGATCCGTCCTGCGAGACTTCCAGCGCGGTCGCGGTCCACCCGGCATTGAGCGTCCATTCGAGATCCACGGGACTCGTGACGACAAACCCCACGCCGGGCGCCGTGAACTGACCGATCGCTGCGCTGGATGTGGCGGTCGCGCTGGGCTGTTGCCACTCCGTCTCGGTCCATGCGGACAGCCCGCCCGCGTACCGGAACCGGACGCGAACCTTGTGCAACTGGCCCGCCGTGATTCCCGTGCCGGCACCGATAAACCGACTCGGGCTCGTGTCGCTCGATGAACCAATCAGGGCAGACCAATCGCTCGCTGAGGCCGAAAGCCGCCACTCGTAGAACACTTCGAGTGCAGCGGAAACGACCTCAGGCCGAAACTCGACCTCTGTTGCGCTGATGTAAACGACGCTCACGAACGCGGGAGCTGCGCCGCCGGCCGATGTCTGGCAATGCAACGTCTCGGAGTCGCGGACCGCCGGGCTGCCACTCGATAGCGACCGCACGACGATGTAGTAGTCCTCGGCCTCGTCCAGACCCGTGATCTCGAACGAGGTCGGTGCCGGTCCGAGACTCACATCGGAAAACAGTGGGCTGTCCGTGTCCGGATCGAACACGGGATCCTGCGAGACGTAGATCTCGTGCGCATACGCGCCGAACGTTGGCGTGATGCCGACTGTGATCGAGCTGGGTGTGCTCGTGTCGCAGGTCAGGACCGGCTCTGCGGGTAACGTCGTGCCCGCCTCGTAATGTTCGAGGATCCGTGTATCGGACAGCGCGTCGAGATAGACCGCGAGATGGCCGACTGTCTGGAAGTTGCCGATGTTGCTCAGGCTGCCGAACCCGAACACGGTCGACGGGACCGCCTTACCACCCTGCGACCCACTCGCGACCTGCACGCCATTCAGATAGACAGCCGATTCGTCCGATGCGTGGTCTCGGCGGAACACGAAATGCACGGTATCGTTAACAGCCACCAGCCCGGCAGCGGTCCAAAGGTCGTCGTTCCAATACCCGAATCCCACACCGCCATCGCCGGGCGTGGAACCCGGTGAGGCGGCCTCGGCGTTCAGTGTCGTATAGATCAGCCAATCCGTGAAACCGAACTCGCCCTGACTGAACAGCACGAGGCTGCTGGCGAGCGTGTCCACGCGCAGCCAACATTCCAACGTAAAGTCGAGGTCCTGAAGGTTCAGGGCCGGCAAGTCGAACCAGCTTCGGTTCATCTTGATGGACTTGATGCCCGGATATGACGGCAGCACTCCCGTTTGCTCATATGTCGGCGGGCCACCGGGTGACAGCGTGCTCCACCCGATGTTCGTCACATGACGCGCATTGCCTGAGGCGTCCTGCGGCAACCCGCTGGGATCGTCGCACGGCCAGTAGGCCCAAGGGCTGTCGGCGAGGACTTCGTCGATGTACGCCATCAGACCGCCTCTATCTCGCTGATCTCCAGACGCCGCCAGTTCACCGGGTCGGAGTCAATCGAGCCGCCGCGCGTGATGTCCAGAAACAGCGCACTCCAGTCGACAATCAGAGCCTGTTCGCTCGCGTCCAGCGTGAACACGTAGACCGTCCACGTGTCCGAGATGTCCGTTTCCGACCACGTCGCGACCGCTACGCCGTTACTGGTGAGCGCGACCGTCATGTTGATCTGGTCGCCGCCCGCCGCATTCTTGCGCACCCGCATCTGGAAGCTGAACACCTCGCCGGACTCAGGCTCCGGTGCGACCAGCGCGACACGTACCGTCGTGGCCTGATCGAATGGACTCAGCAGCCACGTCGTTTCGTCCAGCGGGTCCGGGCACAGGAAGAACAGCGCGGCTCGGATAATCAGATACTCGATCTCCGCGTGCGCCGGGTAGCGCGTAACCGACAACGTGAGCGCGAGCACCTTGCCGAACCGGGCGGCCGTGAACGGATTCGCGATCTTGACGGATCCACAGTCAACAACGATGTACTCGCCCTCCTCGATCGTTTCAGCCACGGACGCGCCGACCTCGCAGCGCCCGCGCATCGGGCCATCCTGGTAGGTATCCAGAATGAAGCCGGTGATCGCCTGAACCGCGACGTCGTCGAACAGCCAACCGCGGCTCGTCCAGACCACCGTCAGATTGCGGCCAACGTTTCCGGGCCATACTGCGTCGAGCGGTTCCAGTGGGCTGTACGCGCTGAACGCTCGCTCGCGACGACCGATATAGTCGAGGTAGGGATCCTCGAGCGGGCCCAAGTGGTCATGCCGTCGCGCGAGAAAGTCGAGCCGTGGCCCTTCGGTGGCGTCGCCGCGTGTGCCGTATAGAACGCCACCGAACCGCGGCAGGTTGAAGAACGGTGGCGGCGAGATCAGATCGGGGTCGCCCGTGTCGGTATACGTCGCCCATTCCCAACGAACCGCGTTGATCGCCTCACGGCTGATGAGCCGCCACCGATGCAGCTTGCTGTTGTGGTCCGCCAGTAATGTAAAGGTGCTCAGGTCGAGCGTGGCCGCTGGTGGACGTAGGTCGGCCAGTTTCATGCGGCCCTCGCTGTCCCGCAGCGCAAGCAGCATGTTCGGCCCCCATACCTCGGCCTGCATCCACTTCTGCGGGTCGGATGGCACCTCCAGCACGTACGGCGCAAGCAACGGGAACGACGTGTCGGCCTCCAGCGCGTCCAGGTTCGAGGCGTTGTAGCGAGCCCCCAACTTTTCCCAGACGCGGCGGGTCAGATCGGCCGGATGCAGATAGCCGCCCGATCCGAACGGGCCGACACTCGGGTCGAACGGGTAGCCCCATTCCTGATAGTCGTCCTGCACGCCAAGGTGTAGCGGAGCCGCGTCGGCCGGTGCGTGCGTGGGAGCGTAGAGGAACGCATCGCCAGACGCGGGCGGGAGGCTGAAGGGGACGCCGGGCCAGAACACATCGACCGCGAAGCTGTTGTTGCCCACAGTCATGCCAACAAAGCCGACGATCTCCCAGTCCAGCGTGCCGTACTGAAGCCGCAACGTCCGATAGTTGGGTGCGGTCGTGGTGCGCAGCGCGTACGGGATGAGGTCATTTTCGATGAACCGGATCAACTCATCGGTGACCAGCCCCCGGTCGACGGCGCCACCGCCCGGTCCGGTCACATTGATGCGGTACACGTCGCCCACGGTGTTGCCACCATCGGTGCCCGTGCCGGGCGGCGCAGCCACGAACCCGCGCCACGGAAAGCGCACGCCCATTGGCCAGAGTTGCGTTGTGTCAGCCTCAGCGAATAGTTCCGCGTTGCGCACGACCCAGGTCTCGTCGCTGATCTCAACGCGGAACAGTCCCGGCCCCTCCATCTCGTCCAGCCCCGAACAGCGACCTGTGCCGTACGTCGTCCATGGATCCGTGACGGGATCGTCGTCCGTTAGCTGGTACTGGATGTCGACCACCCGGCCGATGGCCGTCCATCTGCCGCCCGACGCGAACAGCTCAATCAACCCGCCCGCCTTGTCGACGCCGAGCACATGCAGCGGCCGCATCTCGGTTGCGCCATCCAGCGGATGCACGAACGACCCGGCGACGACCGGCACTTCCGCCATGTCGGGGACTTCAAGAACAAAGTCGACGTTCGAGGCCGTGATGTCGCTTGCGCCCCGTTCCGCGAACCGGATCCGGTACCGTCGCGAAATGGCGCGGCTCATGAGAACAGGCTGTCCAGCGTGGAGCCGTCAGTGCGTCGAAGGTGCAGGCGACACTCCCACTCGCCGAACCCGTAGCGGTCGCGGTCAGGAGCCAGCGGCGTCTCGTCGGCGCCGGACGCACCCAGAACGGCCACGAGCCGCAGCGGGTAGATCGTCGATCCGAGCGTGTAGAACAGCGTGACATCATCGCGCAGCGCAGTTCGCAGGAGCGCCTTGAGATTAGCCGGTTCGTTCTCGAACCTGACGGTCGCCATGATCTCGTAGACGCCGGCTCCGACCGTCACGACCTCACGGTTATCGAGGTCCGCCGCCCACCAGTCGTGGCGTTCCATGCGGTCGACCGGCTCGATCTGAAGCAGCGGGATCGCAAGCTGATGCACGACCTGCGCGCCACCGGGCGGCGTGTACGTGATCGTGGCGTCGCGTACCGTCAGCGCGGCGGTGGCCATCAGAGCCCGCCCCGGTCGCGATAGTGGCGTACCCGTACCATTGCCGGTATACTACAGACGACTCGTGGCGTACTCACACAAAGGAACGAGCGATGGCGGTCGCGATAGATCTCACAGGCCGGCGATATGGACGCCTCGAGGTTGAACGACGGGGCAAGAACACTCCGCACGGGAAGGCCACGTGGTGGTGCGTATGCGACTGCGGCCAATCGTCGACCGTCATCGGCAGTGATTTGCGAAACGGCAAGACGATATCCTGTGGGTGCTTCCGCAGCGAGGTCCATAGCCGTCGTATGGCGGACAGGAACCTTAAGCACGGGCTCAGGCGCCATCCGCTTTACCCTATCTGGAGCGGCATGCTTCATCGCTGCTACAATTCTCGCAACAAGCGGTGGAACCGTTACGGCGGCCGTGGCATAGTGGTCTGCGACAGATGGCGCAAGGATGTATCCGCGTTTGCCGCCGACATGGGTCCACGCCCGCCCAAGCACACGCTGGATAGAATCGACAATGACGGTCCGTATTCGCCGGGTAACTGCCGTTGGGCGACCCCGAAAGTGCAAGCGCGGGTTATCTCCGGCGACAACCACTGGCTGCGGAAACGTGCCCATCAGCGCAACCCTCCGCGATCGCCGTAGTCGAGGTACAGGTGACTGAACAGGCGCCGGTACCAGTCATGCGTTGCGGCGAGTTCTGGCGACCCACCGGTCGGCACAGGCGGCATCTTTGACAAGTCCAGACTGATGGTCCCGCCGCCATTCGCCACGATGTTGCCCGCCGACTGCGGCATGAACAATTCGGGGCCACGCTCGCCAACCAGGTACGGGCGATTGGCCGCGACTGGGCCGCCGCTGGCGCGCGCACCGATGCCAGCGAAGGATGCGAAGCCCGCGCCCAGTGCCGGATTGATGGCTGTCAGGATCCCCGCGATGGCCTTGAGTGCCAGGAACTGCGCAATCATGCGGGCGATGTCGCGGATCACGGCCTCGGCAAACTCGCTGAACGACTGGCGGCCATCGGCGGCAAAACTGGCGAAGCTGCTGGCGAGGTTCGCCAAGCCGCTGAACAAAAGCCGCTGGCTATCGCTGATACGCTCAGTCGCGGCCACAACTGACTCGGCCGCCGCGCCGTAGGCATCCCTCATGACCTCCGTCAGCCGAGTCAGATTGATGATTCCGAGCGCCCACAACTGCACGGCCAGCGCGACTTGCTCGTTCTGTCGGCGCAGCGGGTTGACGATCGCGTCGATGGCGGCCGCCTGCCGCGCCAGCGCCTGCTGCGCGTCACGCATGGCCTCGGTATGCTCGCGCTGTGTCCGTGCTGCGTCATCGAGGCGACCCCGCATCTCGCTGTACCGGGCCGCCAACTGTTGGAGCGTAAGGTTCTGGAACCCGGTCGCGTCCGCAGCTTGCAGCCCGGCCTCGACCAGCGCCTCGACAGCCGAGCGGTATGCATCCGCTTCAGCCTCCGATCGGTTGAACGAATCGCCCAGCAGGTCCGACAGCACGGCGGCTGTTTGCAACGATGCGATCAGTTCGTCGATGGCCGCCTTGATCTCCGGGTTTTCCTCCAACACCTTAATCGGCTTCGTCGCGGCCAGTGCCTCGACCGGACGTAGCAATTCCTCGAGCCGGCCGCGCAACTGGAATATCGCCAGCTCTGCATCACTCGCCTGTTCGGCAAACTCCTTGCTGATGCGCGAGCCTTCCTTGTATCGCGCCGAGAGCGCACGCAGCGTTTCGGCCTCCGTCGTGAGCACCGCGATGCGCGCCTCGATGGCACGGATGCCGGCTACGCGCTGTTCGTCCAGCAGGACGTTCGTCGCGTCGAGCGTAGTATTGAGCTGGTCCTGTTCGGCCCGCTGGTCCGCCGTCGCGCGACGCCAGAGCGCGAACACACCGATGACAGCCGTGATGCCAGCGACTATAACGCCAGCCGGCGAGATGAGGCCGCCAAACAGCGTGGCGCTGCTGCGGAGAATTGCAAACGCGGCCGACAGGCTATGGACCGAGAGCAAAGCGCGGGCGGTGGCGACGGTGAACTGGACGAGCTGCTGACCGACCAACACCCCGAACGCGGTAGAGGTCAGGCCGACGACCTTGGTCAGGAGCCCGAACCCGATCAGCGCGGGGCCAACGGCAGCGGCGACGCCCGCGAGCGCCACGGCCGTGACCCGCACGACACCCATTCCGGCAAATGCCTTCGCGGCCGCGCCCACAGTTTCGACCAGTGGCGTGAATGCGTCAGCCACGTCCAGCAGGACCGGGACCAACGCATTGCCGAGCGTGATCGACACGTCCTTGATGCGGTTCCAGAATATCGTCAGTTGCGATGCCGCGGTCTCGAACCGTTTCCCGGCCTCCTCAGTCAGTGCGTTGTTGTCGGCAAACTCGCGATTGCCTTGCGCGATGGCACGCGACAGAAGATCGCCGGCCGATGCAGCCGACAGGAACGAGCGGATCAGACGCTGGTCCTGTAGCCCCAGAGCTTCCAACGTGGCAATCGCGTTGTCACCCTGACGGCCCAACCCTTCGACGAACCGCGCGAACGCCTGACCGGCATCGCGGCGGAACAGGTCGGCAAACTCGCCCACTGTGGTGCCCGCCACGTCCGCGAACGTCGTCAGTTCCTCGCCGCCTTGTGCGACGGCCGACACCATCGACAGCAGCACTTTCTGTACAGCCGTGCCGCCCGCTTCCGCGTTGACGCCCATGGACGCAAAGCCGGTAGCGATGCCGGTCAGGTCGCCGACCGTCAGCCCCGCAATCTTGCCCGCGCCCGCGATGCGCTGGGTGAAGTCAACGATCCTGGATTCGACGGTGGCGAAGTTGTTTCCCAGCCCAACGACGGCCGAGCCCAGCCGGTCGATCTGGTCCTGTGGCAGCCCGATGACGTTGGCGATCTGCGCGAACGACAGCGCGGCGGCATCGGCGGTCAGGTCGGTCGTCACCGCCAGCTTGGCGATCGTGTCCTCGAACTTCAGGACGTTATCGACACCGCGGATACCGAGCTGGCCGGCGAGTTCACCGATGCGGTTCAGTTCGTTGACGCTGACGGGAATGGCTTTCGCAAGGTCGCGGTTCGCCTGCGCCAGCTTCCCGAACTCGGCCTCTGTCAGGTCCATCGTCTTGCGGATGCCGGCGAAACTCGACTCGAACGAGATGGCCGCCTTGCCAACAGCGAAGCCGAGCCCGACAATCGGCAATGTGACCGCGGCCGTCAGTGTGCGCCCTGCGGCCTCCATCTGTCCGCCGATCTTGGTGAACCGACTGGCGGCTCGGTCCATCTCGCGACGGAATTGAGCGGAATCGCCCAGCAGTTCGAGGACCGCCGATCCGACTACGGTCATGCGCGCGCCCTGCGTGGCAGTCGTGCGTTATGCGCCGTAGCGAACGCGACCGCTTGCTGGATGAACTCCTCGCGACTGACGATCCGTGGCTGATCCACCGGTCTCCTCTCGCGAACGAAATGGTGCGGCTGCCACACCTTGTCGGACGACTTCTGGCGCATCGTGTTGCGGATCTCCGCTGCAACAAGTCCCGCCCGGAGCGCCGCAGCATGCTCCTGACGGGACTGGCGCTCGATCAGCGCGGTCAGCAATGCCCCGGTCTCTACGGGAGTGCTGCGCCAGTACAGGTCATCGGGGATGCCCGCCGCCACCGATTGCGACCACGCTTCCGTGCGGGTCAGGCAGCGACGGCGGGCGCCTGATTTCCCTCCGATGATTCCGGTTCCGCCTTGCCGAACGCGGCGACCATGGCGTCCGCTAGTGCCTTGGCCGGCGTTTCGAGATCCGTCAGGTCGATCGCATCGCGCACCTTCTCGAACGACCACGCCTTCGGCTCGTGCAGCATTCCCGCCCACACGAGCGCCGCGATTGTCTTGAGGCTGCCGCGTTGCAACTTCTCGCCGGCATCGACCATCGTGATGCCGAACCGGTCCTCAAGTTCGACGATGGCGCGGTTCGTGAATCGCAGCGTGTGTTCCTCGCCGTTCAGCGTGATCGGTATGGCCTTGCTTGCAGCCATCAGACGCTTACCAGGCTGTGGGTCACCGGACCCGTGATCTTGATGCTCGTGGTCTGACTCGCGACCTCATCGAACGGCAGCGACCCGCCGCGGGAGGTCACGAAGCCCTGAAACGACAGCGTGAACTCGTCGGACGTGACATCTGGATTGCCGGGTACGGTGATGACGAACGATGCCACCGCGTTGGTCGCCGACCCGTAATTCGCCCATAGAGCTTGCTGGCCATCGTCGGTCGACTCCGTCAGGTACTCCAGATCGACCGTACCACCATCGCGCAGGCCCGGCACGTACTCGCGATCGCCGCCGGAGTCGTGGTCCGTCGTCTCGACGAGCGCCTTTTCCTCGGTCGGGAAGCTGATCTGGCGCAGCCCGCCGATGGGGGTCGAGTCGATCGACATCTGCGTGCCATGTGCGAATACGCCCATTGTGGTTTCTCCTGTGTGCTATGACACGAGTTCGATTGACTTCCGAGCCCGAAACGACAGCGTGAACTCCGGCCGTTCCTTTGCGTCCATGCCGATGTACAGCACGCCCGACTGCGCTTTCACGCGCATGTAGTTCGTGTATCCGACCGCTTCACCAACGCGGCCGTGCAGCGCCTCGCGGATCTCCAGCATCTTTGCTTCGGCCTCGACGCCCTCGCCCTTTGCGCCACGCACCCGGACCTGCACGGCCGGTTCCTCCATCGCACTGTCGCCAATGCCCGCAAAGCTCGGCGTCTCCGGCTCAAACCCGCCGTCCTCGGTGATGATGACCAGCCGCGCGGATCCCTCATGCACGACACGCTGGACAGACGGCCAATCGTTCGGCAGGCCACTCATCGGGATATCGACGATCGCACGGCCGGCCAGAAACATCTGGACATCCTCGACGAGGCTCATGCGTTCCGCGCCTTTCGGATCGCGGCTTCAGCGACTTCGCGCAACGCCTGCTCTGGCTTGCCGCCCGCCTCGAATCGCTCAAGGCCGCGCACGAGGTAGCGCGCCTCACCGACCGGATGGCGGTAGTTCAGTTCCTCATGCTGGCGCAGACCGTACGGCGCAGCCGCGCCGCCGAACGACAGCGTCACCGTCCCGCCGCTATCGGGACCGGCCACTCGCGCGCTCGCGCGCAGTGCTCCGGTATCGACCGGCACGCCCGAGCCCGGCCGACTGGCCTTCACGTCGGTCATGATCGTCTCACCGACGACCCGCATCCCGCTGACCAAATTGTCGCCGCCCGCCCGCGCCAGCGCCTCGATCTTGCGCGCGACTTCGGCCGCGTTGCGGATGCGGATGCGCGCGTTCATTCGGCTTTGCACCTGATCTCGAAGTGGTCCGGCTCGGCTGCCGTGTAGAGCAGCCCAGACACAGTCACCTTCTCGACCACGACGTACGTTGCGCCCGACCACGTGACTCGGTCGCCCTTGTTCGGCACGCTTATCGCATCGCCCACGATGTACAGCGTCAACGCAACGACCTCGCGCGTGCCATCCGGCGCAATCACGTAGCGGTCACCGGAACCCTCGGCCTCGCTCACCGCGTCGTACGGGACCACGTTCGCGAGCACACTGACAGCCGCTGCGTAGCTCGGTGCGCCCGTGCCGCCGATGCCCTGGTATGCTTCCCACAGCACGGCCTCGGTCGGCAGCAGGCGCGTGGTGCGCAGGATCTGCGTCATGGCGCACCCGTTGCAGCGCGATAGCCCGTACCGACACGCCACTTGGGCCGACGTATTTGCAGGACGATCCCGCACGGGTCGTAGAACGCTGCGATGCGGATGTAGGGCGTCAGGCTGGCCTCGGAACCCTTGCGTTCGGCGTACCGCTCGGACACGCCGCGACGGGTAGAGGCCACGAGCTGTCCGGTCGCGGCG